TCATGGCTTGACGATGCGTCTGACGGTGTGGTTGCCATTGACGGTGGTGGCCTCGACCAGATAGACACCGGCAGGCAGGTGGCCCAGATGCAGCGTGGCGTTGTCCGCATGGCACTTCTGCTCGGCCACACGCGCACCATTGGGTGCCAGTACGCGCACCAGCTCGAGCGGGCTGCTGGCAACCACGTTGACCACATCGCGCACCAGCGTTGGGGTGATCATGATGCCGTCTTGCCCTTGCACTACATCATCCAGCTCACTGCTGGCGATGGTGAGCAGTGTGGGCTCATCAAGGTCGCCGTAGATGACGTCGCTGACCCAGCGCACATGTTCGTTCATCCACAGGGTCTCGCCATCAATGACTGTGGCAAAATAGACACGCTTGCCCGCCTCGTCGGGGTTGCCGGCGAATAATGCAAGCAATAAAACTGACTTTCTGGAATATCGACTGTCAAAAAGTGGATGAAAAGTGTGGCAGAAATGTCGCACTGGACCCCAAAAACAGCACCAGAATCAGCTCAAACAGGCAAAAAACACCCAAAAAAGCACTTTTTTCAAAAAAAAACGCCAAAAAATTTGCACAGTCCGACAAATGGCAGTACCTTTGCATCGCTTTTCGGAAAAATAAGCCGATTGGCACAGTTCGGGATGTAGCTCAGTCCGGTTAGAGTACGCGTCTGGGGGGCGTGGGGTCGCTAGTTCGAATCTAGTCATCCCGACTGAAGTAAAAAGGTACTGAAAATTAGCAAGATAGCTAATGAATCAGTGCCTTTTTTCGTACCTAAATGGTACAAAAATCGCCAAAAAAAAACAGCAATTTTGCAACATTTTGGTGTCATTCGCAACCCTTCGCAACATTCCACTTGCAAGTACGCTTGCAAGTATGCTTGCAAGCAAAAACACTGGTTTTTTGCTTGTTTCAAGCGATTCTTGCCCCTCGGAATGGAGCTTGTTGCAATGGGAAAAGAGAGGAATTTGCAAGCGAAATTTGCTCAACTTGCAAGCGAACTTGCAAGCGCCACTCCGCAATGCGCTGATTTACTGCAAAATGCCACAAGTTTTTATTATGGCAAATACAAGATTTTTTCTTGATGAGCGTGGCTCGAAAGCCGGCTCACCGTGTGTGTTGAAGGTCGCAATAGCGCATAAGCAGAAGACTGCTTACCTGTCGCTAAGCGCAAAGTTGCTCCCATCGCAGTGGGATAACGCGAAAATGAGGGTTGTCAACCATCCAGACCAGATGCTGCTGAATGTTTACGTTTCAGGCATCAAGCAGCAAGTTGACACCCTACTTCTTGAACTGGCTCGTGATGGAAAGTTGGATTCTATGACTGCCGCTCAAATCAAGGCTCATTGTGAACTGGCACTCAACCCCGAGAAAGCTGCCGCAGAACGAAAGAAGAACTTGTTCGTGACTCGCTTCTTGAAGTTCGCCGAGAGCAAGCGAGCAAGCACCAAGCGAATTTATATGGAGACATATAAGCGCATGAAGGAGTATGCTGGTGCGAGGCTTGATGACCTCAGCTTTGAGGACATAACCAAGGAGTGGATAATCGGTTTTGACACCTATATGGAGCCACAATCGCCGTCGCGAAATGCCCGAAACATTCACCTGCGTAACATCCGTGCCGTGTTCAACGAAGCCCTTGATGATGAGATTACTACTTTCTATCCGTTCCGCCGTCTGAAGATTAAGAATGAGGCTACTCGCAAGCGCAACCTCAAAGTTGAGGACTTCCGCACGTTCATCAACTTCCCTTGCGAGAAGCACGCCCAGCAGTACCTCGACATGTTCAAACTGATGTTTATGTTGCTGGGCATCAACGCTATCGACTTGTGCAATCTCAAAGAGATTGACCATGATGGTCGCATCAACTTCCACCGTGCCAAGACTAATCGCCTTTATTCTATAAAGGTGGAGCCCGAGGCACTGGAGATCATCAACAAGTACCGCGGCGAGAACTGGCTGCTGAACATTCTCGACCGCTATGCTGATTACAAGGACTACACCAAGCGCATGAACCGAGCCTTGAAAAAGATTGGCCCGGTGAAGCGTGTGGGTCTCGGCGGCAAGAAAATATATGAGCCGCTATTCCCCGATATATCAACGTATTGGGCGCGTCACACATGGGCGACTATCGCTGCAAGCCTTGACATTCCCCGTGACACCATTGCCCATGCTCTGGGACACGGCAACAACACTGTCACGGACATCTACATCGACTTTGACGAGCGCAAGGTCGATGAGGCCAACCGCAAAGTGTTGGATTGGGTTCTATATGGTAAACGTTGACCCTACCAATCAGCTTGCCAATGACCCTGCCGATGAATATACCAATGAGTGTATCGTGCCATATTGACTATTGCCCTGCCAACGTCATAGACAATGACCTTACCAAAGACCTCACCGCTTACATAAACCATGTGTGAAGGTAGATGACAATCTAAAATTGCAAAGCATTGAAAATCAAGCATCTTGTAACGAGCGGCAAGGTGCTTGATTTTTTTCAATAATTTCGGCTTTATGTCGAAAAAACACTTATGCTTGTGGTCAAAGATTGTTTGTATTCATACAATCTTGTAAACTTGCGACTCCTTTTCGTCTAAAATGTCACAAGACTTGCGCATCGGCTTGCGCATTGACTTGCGCAAGTTCAAGCCCAACAAGTTAAAAGGCAGATGTTTAGAAAAAACACCTGCCCTGTATGGCTTGCGCAAGTGACGCTCTTTTCAATCGGTCTGCACTTTGTAGAAGTCGCCTTTGAGAAGGTTGCTCATGCCGTCCTCGGTGAAGGTGGCCGTGAGCTTGGCGCAAAGGTAGCGTTTGCCGTCGATGTGGAACAGCGAGCGGACATTGGGGATTTCATCGCAGAGGAAGGAGAAGGTGTACTTCTTCTTGCGTTCAACTTCGGTGTAGGTAGTGCGCTGCACGCCCTGGCCGTAGGCTCGGTTGTTGATGCGCAGCGACAACTGCCGTCCGCTGTAGATTATGCCCCATGTGATGGTGAGCTTGCTTGTGTCGGTGAGCACCGCCGGCACAGCGTATGAATAGGTCATGTCGAAGGTGTCCGTCCATGGGTGCGGCAGCCGAGGCTTGCATTTGGTGTAGTCGCCCCACCAAAAGGCGACAAAGAGTTTGTCGAACACGGCACCCGACTTGTCCTGCTCGCCATTGCTCACCGAGGGGAACGCTCCGAACTGAATCACCACATCGGGGTCAACGACCTCTACACCCGGGCGCCGCCCTGTGTGTGTCTGCGAGGCGTTGGCCTCATCGTCCTCGCCGGTCTCTCCGCAGTCGAGGAACACGAGATTGCCGTAAGTGTCATCCGTCTCATCGATCCATGCCGGAACGATATTCATTTCCTCCACCTCATCGGGGTGCTCGCGGTCGAGCATCAGCGTGCCGAAGCGGTTGACGGGCACCAGTCGGCACACATTCCCCCACTTTAATGCCTCGGAGTTGATGGTGAACGGCGTGGTGCGATACTCCACACGCTTCATCACTTCGAGGACAAAGTAGGTGTCAATGTCACGCACATAGTGCAGCCCCCATTTGCCGCCCGGGTACTGGGCATAGTCGCTGCGTCCGCCGCCGGTGTCAAGCACACTGTCTTGCGGCAGGTCGCTGGCGAACAGGTCGGCGAGCGTAGCCCACTCGGTACATTTGACCGTGCCGTCGGCTCGTGTCATTCGCTCGATGTACCATTGGGCGTTATAGATATTATCGAGGCGGTGGCCACCATCGGCGAAGCCCTGGTTGAGCATTGCCTTATAATTGCTGTCGCTATCCTCCTCGCTATTCACCTCCACGCTGAAAGCGTCAATCACCTTGTCGATACACACAAGCCCTGCACCGCTGACGTTCTCGGCAGTGACCGAGCAAGTGACCTTGTTGCGTGCGTGGTCAATGTCAAACTCCATGAGTAGGAATTTTTCAAGTTCCATGAAAAATTCATTGACCGTCCAATGAGGCAGCGCAGCCGCCCATCGGCGGTTGCTCCATGAGTACGGCAGCGTGTTGCACACAAGCAGGTACTTGTATTCAGATTGCTCCCACTTGGCGAAGTCGTAGGCGTAGCCGAGCGCGTCGCAAATCTTCTTGGTGAGCCATAGAAGATTGGGCTGAAACGAGAAGCCTTTGGTGAAGTCCGTGTCCTCGTCATCATCGCCCACTACTTTCCATTCATACTTATTGGCACTGGCGTTCCATCGGGCGCAGTTCTGCAGATTGCCGCTATAGTTGTTCACCCACGGCAGAGCCGTATAGTCTTGCCATCGTGCCCACATTTGGGCAGGAGTCATATAGACCGCATCCTCCCAACCGGGGCGAGGTCCCGACATTCCGCCCGATGAGATATTGTCGGGGTGAATGTGTGGCCACTCGCCCAAATCCAGCTCGTCGATATAAGTTTCATCGAAGTGCGGATAGAAGTTCTGATAACTCCTTTTTTCAAGGAACTGCACCTTGACGCTTTCATTGGTGATGCCTGTGATGACCACGGCACCCACCTTGCGGAACTTGGTGTCTTGCAGGACTGCATTGAAAAAGATTTTGTCGGTGTCAACATCTTTTCGTGTGAGGTGTCCGAACACGGCGATGTTCTGCGGACACTCGGCAAGCGGCAGTTCAATCTCCAGCGAGTAGTCGTCCGCGTCAGTAAAGATACGGTTCTCCGAAACGTATTCTATTGACGAGCCTTTCTTCAAGGCAGCTTGCTTGCCGTCGATTTGTAGTGATATAGCCATATTAAATTCGCACTTCGTGCGAGGTTTATAGTTTAGTGTTTAGAGTTTATAGAAACCACTACCGCAAAAATATAGCGGTTGAGATACTGCAAAAGTAACTCAACCGCTTAGACGTTGAAAAGACGAATGTCTAAACTCTATTAGATGCAACTATCAAGTGTAAAATTTCAATCAATCTCTCAGCACTGCCACTTCGGAACTTCAGTGGTAGAGTTTTTATCTGTTCTTCAGTTATAAAAAAAGAGAATCCTTGTAATCTTGAAAACAGACTTTCATAGTTAATTTTAACCTGTTCTTCCATTTTTTTACTCAATGCTTCATTATTATCTTCAACAAGATGCATGTATAAAGCATCATCTCTCATTGGACCATGAGGTGCAAAAACAGTTCCCTGAGGTACTATGCATTTATCTCCGCCAGTAAACGGAGCAGCAAAATGCACAAGATATTCTAATTCCGTATCTTCTGCTACTTCAAAAACATTTTCGTCTATCTTTAAAGACTCGATATATTCACGTGTTGCCATAGGATTTTTTTATGCCACAAAAATAGTGAAAAATATTTTACTTGCGTCTATTTTTGGGGGATTTGTTATTCATCAACCTTTGATAATCGTCCTGCGCTTGCTTGATGCCGAGATCGCCGGTCACGGTGTTCACGGTGACAAACGGCTCGTTGAGCCTTTCATTCAAGCGAGCGAGCGTTTCACGCAGGGCTTTGTTCTCTTGAACAATGACTGTCGGGGCCTGAGACTGCGCCAGCACTGCGGGAGCAGTGATCGTGCGGCTCACATCGGTTTGCCTCAGACTGCCGATAGTGTTTGTCCGCTGCGCATAGTCCAGCGCCTCAATCAATGGGCGAGCCACCGGCGAGGCGAGCAGTCGCTGCGAAGCCACCCATTCCCCTGCGTGCACCACACCTGCCACCTCATCGACTCGCCCGGGACGGGTGAAGCCGCCCTCGGCGTAGCCCTGTGCCTGTGATGCCTGTTGCTGCTTCTTGATGGCGGCCACCTGCATCATTCCAGCGGCCACGGCCATAGCCGCCGCAATCGGGGCGATGACGTAGCCCACCACCGGGATAGCCGCTGCCGATGAGTAGGCGTTGAGCGCCGCCGTTGCCGTTTGCGCCACGGCTTGGATAACTTGCATGGCAAACAACTTGCGGTTCGCCTCGTCCTTGACTTTGGCGACCTCTTTCTGCTTCTGCTTCTCCAGTTGCTTCGTCTTGTACTTGTTGCCCTCGGCCATGCTGACCTCACGCTCGTAGCGCTTCTCAATGGCGGCAGTCTCAATCTCCATCTCAGCCTGAACCAGTGAAGAAAGCTGCGAGAAGATTGAGGACATTCCGCTGGTCAGAGCCTCAACCGACTTGGTGAGTGCCTGCCCCCCGTCACCATTGAGCCAATCGAGCAGGTCTTGGTTCCACTTCTCCAGCGCGTTGCGGTCTTCCTCGCTCCCTGCCTGGTTGTACTTCTTCTTCAGGGCGAGCTTCGCCTTTTCGTAAGCCTCATCGATGCGCAGTTTCTCTGCGGCATTGTCGCCGGCAGCCTTGACTTCGGCTTGGTACACATCATCGAGGTTGGCCATAGCCGCATTGTACTGCTCCAGATTCTCGGCTGCGTTGTTGCCGAAATACTCCTCTTTCAGTTTCTTCAGCTCGTCTTGGTGCTTCTTCTCGGCATCCTCGGTCTCCTTGCGTCGCCGCTCCATGTCCTGCATGAGCCGTTGGCGGTAGTTCGCCTCGGCTTGCAGCCGTTCCTCGGTGCCTTCCTCCTGAATTTCCACAAGAGCCCGCAGGTGGGCGAACTCGATGTTCTCCATCTGCATGTCGTAGGCTTGCTTGGAGAGTTTGCCGTCGAGGTAGTCCTGCTGCGTTTCCGCTTTCAGTTCCTCGTAGCCCTGTTTTTCATCGGCGATGCGGCGTTTCAGGTCAAGCTCGTCGCGTTTCTTCATCTCCTCGGCATATTGCGCCGATATGGTCAGCCGCTCATTCTCCGACAGGTCGGTGTGAGCCAGCTGCTTTTGATAGAACTCCGCCGTTATCTCATTCATGCGCTCGGTGTACTTCTGGTAATCAATGACCCCGGTCGCGTATGCGATACGGTTCAAAGCCTCCTGCCTCTCTCGCCACTCCTTTTCCGCCTTGAACTTGTCAACCGTGGCGGTTGATCTGCCGCCACGTCCGCCACCATGTCCGCTGCCGCTGCCCGTAGCACCGCCGGTCGGTGTGTAGGGCGTGAAGTCCACCGTCTGGTTTTCGAGGTCTTTGGCGGAAATCTCGTATTTCTCGGCAAGCGTCTGGTTGGCCTTGTTCAAGGCTGCGATTTTGCTCTCCGTCTGCTTGCGTGCCGCGGTGGCGGCATTCGCCGCCGCCCTTGCCTGGTCCACCTTTTCGTTTTCTCTGTTATAGACCTGCTCACGCTCGCGCTGCGCCGTGTTCGACTCCCTGATGTCTCCCAGAGCGTAGCCTTGCGCCTTTTCCCGTGCTTGCTGCTTCTTCTTGTCGGCTTGCCGCTGCACCTGTTCAGCGTGAGCCGTCTTCTTCTGCTCATCCTCACGCTGCGTTTCCAGCGTACCCTCCAGTGCCAGCAGTTCTTTCTCGTTCTCCTCAATCTTGGCGGCCGCCGCCCTCGCCCTCGCCGAAGCGATGATGGCCGAGGTGAGGTCGCGGTACTGCTTCGCCGCCTGCCCAGTGAGAATAGCCTCGGTGGTGAGGTTTCCGAACACCGACGGGTAGAGCTGCTGCAGCCGTTTCGCCGCCTCGATGCGCTTCTCCTTTGAGAGTGCCTCGTTGGTGGCTTCCTTGTAGAGCGCTTTCAGTCGGGTAATCTCATTGGCCGAGAACTGCGCCGAAGCCTCGTCTATGTTCGTCAGCGACTGCTTCCATTTCGCCATCTCCTCGCGCTGCTCACGGAGCCTTTGGTTCGCCTCGCGCGTCTTGTTGACGAAGTGGGCGATACCGGCTATGACTGCCGATAGAATAGAGAGCAGCAGTCCCCATGGTGATGACTTCGTGAGCAGGTGGAAAGCGGTGTAGGCAGCTTTGGCCTTGCCAATCTGCCCGGTCAGCCCGAAGAAGGCCACTTTCAAGGCCAGCGTCGCCGTGGAAAGCGCCTTCATCGTCCCCTGCGAGATCACGAGCCAAGCGTAGTGCGCACGCAGGGCGATGGTGCTGGCGTTCACCGCCACCTTGTAAACCGTCCAAGAGATGGCAAACGTGATGATGGCCGCCTTGTATTTGATGATGAAATCGACAAATACCGACATCACGCGCATGAGCGCCGAAGTGCCGCTGATAGCGTAACGCATCACCGGCATGAGTTTCTGCCCGAGCGCGGCAGCCATCTCGTTGAAGCCCTTGCGAGCCTTGTCGAGTTGGGCCTGAACCGTGTTGTTCTGCACATTGTATTCTTTCGTGACCGATGTCGCCTGGTCAAAAGCCCTTGAAGCCTCCTGCTGCTGTTTCTTCACCATGTCGATATTGCCGGCAAGTGCGGAGATCACCTGCGCCGCACGTGCTCCGTTCTCGCCCATGTCCTTGAAAACAGGGGCGAGAACGTCGATGTTGCCGAGTTCGTGCAGCCGTTCGAGCAACATCAGCAAACCCTCGTTGGTGTCTCGTGTCAGTGCCTCCTTGAACTTGGCTGCATTGATGCCGGTCGCCTTGATGACCTTGTCCTGCTGCTTGAACATATCCATGACCAACTTACTGACGGCGGTCGCCGACATTTCCACCGCCTGGCCCTGCGAGTCAAGCACAGCCGCGAAGCCCATGATTTGCGGAATCGTCATCTTGGCTTGCGCTCCCACGCCCGCCATTCGCTGCGCGAAGTTGGCGAGGTATGGAGCCGACGCGGTGCAGTTCTGCGACAGCTCATTGATGACCGAGCCCACGGCAAGCAACGACTGCTCCACGCCGAGGCGTTGCTTGTCGCCGAATATGTCGGTCAGTTTGGAGAGGGTAAGCGTCGCTCCCTCGCCCAGGTCGTCAAGAGCCACATTGATTTGGTTCGCCGCCTTGACGAAGCCCAGCACGTCCTGCTCCGACTGCAAGCCGAGCCGTCCAGCTTCCTGCGCGAGTTTGTTCAAGTCCTCCCGGCTGGTTCGTGTGTCAATCTTCTTGAACTGCTCGTTCAGTTTCTCCACCTCCTCGGCTGTCATGCCCGTAAACTTGCGGACAGAGGCCATTTCAGCGTCAATGTCCGCATAGACCTGCACAGCGGCTTTGCCGGCCATGACGATGCCGGTCACGGCGGCAGCCGCGCCCATGATACTCATCTGCCAGTCGTTGAGCACCCGATTGAAACGCTGCCATTTCGATTCAGAGAGCGTAAGTTCCCCGTTGACTTTAGCCAGTTCCTCTTTGACCAGTCGGATTTTAGCGGTGTGTGCGTTCCACGCCTCGCTGCCTCGTTCCATGTAGTCCAGCTGCCGGTTGAGTGTTTGGAGTGTCTTGTTCAGCTCTTTGGGTGTAGCACGGTCGAGGCGCAGCATGACCCGCTCCACCTGCTGTGTGGCGGTCTCGATTTCCCTCATCTGCCTACGGGTGTCGCCGAGTTCACGGCGCAGTTTCCGCAGCTCCACCTTGTTCCCTGCCATAGCCGCTTTTGCGATGGCATTCTCCAACTCCATTGCACGCTGCTTCAGCATTTGCAGGACTTGGAGGGGTTGCTGACCGTTCACGGTCAGGTTGACCGTTGCTTGACTGTTTATGTTGCTCATAATTTGTTGAATTTTTCAACAAAATTAGAAACGGCTATCGAGCGGTTAAAAGACATCCTAACAACACAATAAAATTGTGGTTTTATCGTTTGTATATTTATAACAATCAAAGGATATGGAATCAATATATAGCAAAGATAAATATGGAATTGTCAGGAATAGATATGGCAATTTCCACATTGGTAAATATAACTTTCGGTATCAAGGTAGGAAACCAAGGTTTGATATGTATGGAATAACTACCAAGAAGAGAGGGATTGGAGTGAGTTCATATATTCAATGGATTGAACAAATGCTTCCAACCGATTATCCTTTTGAAATTAGTGAGGAAGTATTTAATAAAATCAACATCATCATAAGGAACAATGTGGCTGAAGTCAAAAACATTTTATCCCTTCAACCAGAACAAGAAATGAGCCATCAGTTAAACAGCAAATTCTTCATCAAAACTGATAGGTTCTATTCTGCCCATAGTATCACATTAATATCTTCAACGTCAGGTTCAGAATTTTATGATGAAATATTAATTGGAGAAAATGAATTTCTTGAATTGAACTATATTTCTACTTCATTAACACCATCATATCATATTAACAAAGGGGAATGCTTTTATTTAAGTGATTTCATATTTGATTATATAAAGGAAAAGACACTTCAAACATCAGCATTGCTTAAAAACCTTTGTGCTTCTATTTACAAGCCATCCCCTTTGGATGTACCATCTCTATAAATAACCCGTGACATTTCTTGCAAATAGACATAAGATTTGAAAAATCATAAGCCTATAAAAGACATTGTCAACCTCGCCTATTGGCGAGCGAAATTTTCAATCCTTTGCAGGAACTTTGCCAATGTGCAACATTGTGCAAGAAAGTGAAAAAATCGAAGTGCGTAAATGGCTGAAAATCAGTCGATATTTCGACGAATTTTCAGCCTCGATTTACGGAAATACACGATTTGTTAAGGATTGAAGAAATTAAAATGCTGTATATCAGCATTTTCTGGGGTACGGGGCTGCGCCCCGTTGCTGTCTGCAAAGACCCCCCGACCACCCTACGGAGCGATTTAGAAACTCGCCTTTTAGCCCGAGCGGAATGTGCGGTAAAATCGCCAATGTGAGCCGATGAACCGAAAGGCACTTTCGGTTTCGGCGGCCCACTTTGGCTTCCGCTTTTTCCGAGATTTTCGGCGAGCCGAAAATCGTGTGACGAAATTGTGCCTCGAACTCGCTTCAAGGCTTGATTTTAGATAATCACGGCTACGGCTCGGCAGAGTTCAAGCGAGCTTGACTCTGCACTCGCCTTGCACGTGATTTGTGATTAGACGATGTCGATGTGCGGTGGAGCGCAGGCAAGGGAGCAAGCGATTGAGGCGCAAGAGTGTGTGCAGGTGAGCCATAGGCGTTGCCCGAGAACTTGTTGAGCATTGGCTTTTGCAGTGACCGCAATCGGGTGTCAGCGCGGCGAAGCAAGCCGACCCCCGACTTGCAACGGAGAAAGCGCATGCGCTCGGGCAAACGCCGTCCATAGCGAGCCGATAACCGCAGGTGTTACACTTTCTTGCGCCGATTGAGCGCGACGGACGCAGCCGCAGCGGAGCGGCACATCGAAATCGGGGCTTGGGGTTGGGGCATAAAACAATGTGTTTACACTTCTCTGTCCTCGCACAGCAGGTAGTGGGCATGGGCAGCGACCGGAGCAAAGAGTGAGAGTGAAACGTGCCGCAGACCGGCGGCAGTGTGGTGCGACTGTCCTTTCCTCTTGACAGCGCAACTCGTTTGCGCGTAACGGAGAACCAATCGTGGCAGCGTGTGGCTCATCGCTGACGACCGACCGCAGGGCGGTTTGTCAGCGATATGGCAGGAACTGCGAGCCACTTGGACCGGGCAAATGTAGTGCAGCGAATGAGTGTGTCAATGGCAGTCAGCGGCGATACCCCTTTGCGGCACGCAAAAGGCGTGGGCTTGCTTATGATGTCGAATTGGGGTTGGAGCGCAGCGCATACCCCAATATACTCGAACATCAAGAGCGAGCCGAAGCCGTGGGGTGTCGGCGCGAACAGACTGCCATGCCAGACACTTTCAGCAGCGCAACGAAATGCCGAACAGTCCAACTTGCGCCACGATTGATGAGCGGTAAGGCGCAAAGCACATAACGCAAACAACCGCAGCGCAGCGGAGGTTGGCTTGCGTGTGAAGGCTGCCGCTTGCAAGGACACCCCATAAGCGCAGTCTTGGGGTGTCCCTGCAAGCACGAGGCCAGCCTGTTGTGCCTTGCGTCCTGTGAGCGAATGAAGTTCGTAGTGTAAAGGTCCAGAGGAAAATCAGGACACAGAGAGGTGGTCTCAGCGCAAGCCGAGACCGCCGAGCGTCAAGCACCATGTACTGCCGACAATCAAGTGCCGAACTTTTTGTGCAGGGAGCGTAGTCCACGCCCTGCGTGCCGTGTGAGGGTGCTTTTATTTGGCAATGCTTACATTGAAACAAAGGGCGGGTTTGTGGGGTTTTCAGCGGCTCGATCCGCTGATGATTGAGACGAAAAGGCCTCGCCTCGCGGCGAAGCCTTCACCATTAACATAAACCTTAAAAACTTCATTTCATGAAAAAATTATTTACCTCTTTCTTTCAGCCAAATGATGATGATTGTACCAACGAGCAGCCCTGTGAGCAGGAGCCACGGCCACCACGTCACGTCGGGAGGCTTCATGATACCCACGTTGTCACGGGCGTAATGGTCTGCCTTGTCGATTGAGCGGTGAGCCGACAGTGTGTCCACCTGTTCAGCAAGACGCGCAGCGTCGCGCTGAACGATGTCGGCTTTGCCCAATCGTGCGTGTTTGCCCCGCAGGACAACCGAGCGCAGCGTAGGTTGTACTGCACCAAGGGCAAACTGTTCAGGCAGATCCATCGCCGTGTCACCGACCATTTTGCCGATTTCAGCAAAATGGTGAGTGGGTATGATAATCTCGAAGCTGTCGATGTCGAGGGAAATGCGGCTCAACCACTGCGACCGCGAAGTGGTCGCAATGGAACTTGAGCCAGCCGCCTCGATGTCGTACTGCTCTTTCGTGGTAGCCGTGGTTTCCTTATGACTTCGGCAAGCCACGAGCAAAACCACAGCAAGCATTGCCGTGGTTGTCGCGCGTGGTGTTCTCATAGTCCGAAGTGTTTAGCGATGCAGGTGCGGTGCAGTTCTACAATCTTTGCCTTGCCCTCTGGTGATGAGAGAAAATCCACGTCCTCGTGGTTGTCTTGGAACAAGTTTTCTGTCAGCACCGCAGGGCAAGCTGTGTTCTTCACCACATAGAAATTGGCTTGCCAATAGTGTTCGCTGGGGATGGAGCGGTTGCCGCGCAACCCCATGGCGATTGCGGTATCGCAAAACGATTTGGCGAGCCTCTTACTCGCTGCGGAGCATTGTCGAGCCACATAGACCGCGAAGCCTCGTGCTGTGTGCCACTGCCCGTCAGAACCTGCGGCGTTGACGTGGATGCTCACGTAGACGCAGTTCTGCGTGCCGAACTTTGAGCAAATTCCGTTGACGTACCGGCAACGGAGCGAAAGTTCGGTGCTGCCCGGTCGTGGCACCTCGTCGCCTGGCATATCGACAAAGACGAGCAAGCCGAGTGCTTCGAGTTGTGGCTTGAGCAGGTTGATGACTTCACGGCTGAACCTGTACTCACGGAACTTCTTATCGGGCGAGCATTTCCCCGGCACGTTGCTGCCGTGCGCCGTGCCGAGGATGACTACTTTATTGGCGGTTGTGTTCTGCATCATGATTTCTGAGTTGTGTATAGTCTAATTTGATTTTCTGCGACCATCACCGAGGCGGTGCAATTAAAGCCATGGTTCTGTGAAATTTCTCCAATTAGTCTAACGCTACCATTCGATGTTACTTGATCTACTTTCAAAATAGCAGTAACAGAGTATGATAGATTGTCCGGGTTGGCATTATAGATGACCGTGGTCTTGGGGTCGTCTTTCAAAATCTGCGCAAATTGCGCCACAGTGATTTCGGTCTGCGCCTCATCGCAAGTAACCGCCTTGTAGAGCGGTGTTCCTCTGTAGTTTTCTCCGTTAAGCATCAGCTCGTAGGCATCGGGATTGTTCTCGATGGCATACGACTTTTGCGTGTATTCCGGTGTTGTTTCGGGCGCAACATTGTGGAACTTTCCGTCGCTGCCCTTGTAGCGCAGCGACCGCTCTTCGCCCTCGGTGACTTCCTGCGGTCTGATGTTCATTACTCTCTTTTTCATAACTTATGCGTTGTTTATGAACAGTCTAATCTCATTACTTGTCTTGTTGACGTATGCGTCAATGACATCTGTCTTATTACCTGCAAGTGTTCCCTCAAGCCGCACCTCACTCAAATCCGCATGGATTTGATTGGGACGCAGCAGGACAATTCTCTCATACGAGCCGGAACCTTTGGTGCGGAAGATTATCGTTGTGTTCGGGTCGGCAACGATGATGTCAACCAGTTCGCTTGCCGAGATTTCAGTCTTTGCCTCGTCGCAGGTGTAGGCGTTGAACTTTTTCTGTCCTCCGCCTACATATTGGCCGGAGAATACGAGTTCGTAGGCATTGGGATTGTTTACGACCGCATAGGATTGTGCGGTGTTACCGCCATCGGGTGCGATGTCGTGCATCTTTCCGTCGCTGCCTTTGTAGCGTACCGACCGCTCACCGCCATCGGTGAATTCCTGCGGTCTGATGTTCATCACTTTCTTTTTCATTGTTCTTCGGTGTTTGTAAAGTTAATAGTGGGACGTTTTCTCTCAAGTTCTTGCTTCTTGGCCATCATCTCCATTGCCTGGGTGACGATGGCTGCGATGTCGTCTTTGTTCTTGACAATGACGTTGAAGGTGTTTGCCGCCTCGCGCAACTCCTGCTTGTCGTGCGTGCTTTCAAGCACCGACTTCCATTCGCAGAAGATGTTGAACGCGCCCATGAGCAGCGTGAAGAACGGTGCGGGCAACACGACGGAAGTCAGCACGTCGATGCAGGAAAGGCACAACATGGGGAGAAAGTACTTGGTTGCTTTCTCGGTGGTCATTTTCAATGCCCGGCTTGTTGTGACTTTACCTGCGAGTTTCGCCTTGCGCAGTCCGGCGATGAAATCGACGGTCATCGCCAGTATCACGGCGATGTATGCGATGGCGAGCCACACGGCATGGATGTGTAGTGAGGCGTTTTTGAGTGTTTCGATAAGAAAATCCATAGATTTCAGTCTGATTATTTGGTTGTTAAAGAAATTGTTTGTACCTTTGTAGCATTCAAACGATAGGGCCGCTGCTCTGTCCGTATATATGGATGTCGCTCTTGCTCATCCTTGTCTTTATAGGTGTGCTCTCGCTCACCTTTTTTTGTGCCTACCGCTCGAAAATCCATTCGAAGCCCTCCGCTGTAATAGCATTGCTGACGTGGAACGGCACGATTGGCGTGACGAGGTTTTGAGCCAGCAGCCTCTGCCGCTTGCGAGCCTTTTGGTTGGCGAAAGCGAGTCCATAGAGCAAGCGCACTTTGCGGTTGACAAAGTTGCCTTGTTCGTTCTTCCTCATCAGCTCCACTCTTGACTTGCCGTATGGCACATAAGGGCGACCACTACTTATGTCCGTCGCTTCGTTTATGAAGAAGCGTGCTTCACACTGATAGTCTTCGAATTCATCAAGTTCGAGATTGTCATGAGGCAGCACTTTCTTGGAAATTTTCACTTCCTCGAGTGGCCCGAATGTGATGGTGTCGCAGTCACCGACCACATTCCAGCCTTTGCGCAGTTCGCCATGATCCTTGATGCCATTGATTTTTCTCCTGTTCCGTTTTCTTGAATATCGGAACAGATATGGCGTGTAGCCTTGCCGCACGAGCGCGAGTGCGCCATGCAGACGCAAGGCTTCAATGCCGCGGTTGATTTCTATGGCGAGAGGGAAATAAGTCTTGTTTACGGTGTAGCCGTCGCTGCCGAACACGGCTTGCCGCAGTGCTTCCAACTGCTTGCAGTGCGCTGCAGTCATCACTCCTGCGCCATGCTGCGAGGCTGCCGAGAGAAAGAACTGCTGCAATTCTATCTCTCGCTCGCCAGTGGCGAGGTTGTAGCCGAACAGCTGTATGCCGATTCTGTTGGTGTCGATGAGGCATACCGATGCTCCGTCGACCACAGCCCCTGCGCCTTGCACGGTGCGCATCTTGGCTTGCAGGGTGGAGATGTCGGTCTTGGCGTTGGCGAGCGACGTGACGTGCGCCACCGTCATTGCTCCCGCCTGGCTGGTGTTGGCAGCAGCGATTGAGCAGGTGCCCAGCCCAGCGAAATCCTCACCTGTTCGCACATCGTGCTTGGTGAGGGAAAGATTAATCTTTGAGGCATTGCCTGTTCCCTGGCGAATGTCGGTCACGACATAGCCAGCCGCTTGAATCGCCGCCAACTGCCATCCGTGCTGTTGAGCGGTGGACTGCAAGGCGGTAACCGCCGAGCGCACCTGCGGCAGCGAGGCCTGTAACGACATGATGGCTTGCACATGGCTTGCTGACATCACCCCGGCTTGCATGTCGGTTGCCGCCGACAGCGGCACCGACGAGGTGAAGGTCGCGCCGTTGCGCAGACTTCTGCCTTTTAGTGTGAGAAACATGTGCTCCATGTCGACCATGCCGGTAGCGTGGGCGACATCATAAACGACGACGTATTGCGAGAGCATCGTTTTCCAGTCATCGAGGATTTGCCGCTCCGCGTCCGTCGATGCGGTGGCGAGCAGGTCGACAATATCTTGCAGCAGCTTGCCGACAGTCTCTGGCGAGATGGACTCCTTTTCTGTCTCGACCCGAAAAGCGGAAACGAGTGAGGTGAGTTGTGAAATATCAATCATAATCTTTTGCGATTTTGTTGCAAAAGTAGATTGATACGGTTGCTCAGCAAAAGACACGATTTTTGGCGAAAAAATTGTACCTTTGCAGCCACTATGACACGAGAAGATGCGATAACTTTTTGCCGTTATTATAAAGGTGAGGATGAAAGTCCTTATTCAGACCAAAACGAATCGATGCTTTGGTTTTATGAACGTGCATGGGTATATAAAATGTTTCATGAAGATACTGATAGTTTTGGAATAATGTTGGAAGAATACTTATTCTCAGGGCTTTCAGACTTTGAGAAGTTTGATGATATACCGATAACTCTAAAGGCTTTATTGTTCAATCGTTATTGTAAGACTGCTCAATCTATGTTGTCCGCAGTAGAACCTTTCAAAAAATTTTATCATAAGTATTACACTGACCATCAATGATTGCGCCCGAAATCTTTTGATAAAGCAGAACATAGGATGCCCGTGAACGAGCGTCCTATGTTGTCTTCATAGAACTCTTTGATTCGCATGACCGAAGCGTAATACTTTCGCGAGAACCAACGGCGGCGTTTGCGCTTTTTGGCACGGCCGAGATCGCCGGAGTTTCCACGAGGCGTTTCTCTGCCGGTGCCGTAGTCCTGCCACAAGCCGTATTCGAGAAAGGCTTGTGAGAGGCCAACCTCGAAAAAGCGACCGTCGGCACGCACCGGGAACGCCTTTGGCGATGCCAGCAGTGCGCCGGTGTCGATGACACCAAGCAGCGTGATTTGCTCCTGCCAAATCTTCAGCATGGTGTCATTGAAGCCGTTGACGAACTTCTGTCGCTGTTCAAGGGCTTGTTGCTCGGTGATGTTATTCCCACTCGTCGGCATTGTATCTCAAATCGGTATAGACATCGACGGCGATCTGAAAAAAAGCGCAGGCGCAGCCCGAGAAAAAATATCGGTCAATTTCGTTGAACGATATTCTCGGGTCAAGGTAGATGCACTGCTGCTCCAGTTTGGTTTTCTCCAAAATGAGCAGCGACATGAACTGGCGGAACAACTCGCGCATGGTGTCCATGCAGGTGTTGCGAGCCTTCATGTCATCAATCTTGTGGCGCATCGCCATGAACACTGTCTTCACACGGCGCGTGCGCGGTGTGTTGTTCAGCTCGGTGAAGCCGTTGGCGATGTCGCTCACGCAGACAAATGCCAGCGACTGCTGCATATTGTCAAGCGCCTCCTCGAACCCGTCCAGACCGCTGACACGGCAAAAGGTGAAATGTTCACTTTTTGCGAGGCGGTTGGTCGCGGTGAGGTGTTCAAAAAACTCGGTCGCGTTCCAGCGACCATCGGGAAACAGATTGATCATTTCGTTGGGAATTTACGATTTAGTTCTTCATACTCGCGTGCTTGCGCATCGAGTTCGGTGAGTGCCCGCCAAGTGTCGAGCGAGAGCACTTCTTTCTCTTTGGTGATGTCGCCTTTAGTGAGGGCACGAATTTGAGCGTTGACGGCGTTTTGCAGCATTTCATACTGCGAACCGCCGTGCTCAATCATATTGCCGTCGGCACCGCTTGCGTTGCCGGCCGGCTGAAAGAAGTGCTTGAACACTTTGGCGAAAAGGGCTTTGATCGAGGCGAACCAATAGAAAACAGAAACCCTTTCTTTGTCACAAAGTTGAATGTTTTCAGCATCGTAGAGCTGCTTTGCCATCTCATCGAGCAGGTTGTCCTGCTTGGTGGCTAGATAACCCTGATAGAGGTTATCGCAGACGATGAACGTCTCAAACGGCACTCCCTCGAAGTCCGACGGCACGGCTCGGTGTCTGCCGATCCGTGCGATGCGGACGGGCATAGTCGGCAGCGTGTCAATCCAATCGAGCGAGGTAATGGCGGCGATGATTTGCGGAGCAAATATGACAAATTCGTCTTTAGCGAATTTGCAGTACCAGCCTTTGCCGTAGCGGTGCATTACCTGCATACCCGACCATCTGAACAAGCAATAAGTCTTGACTTGTTGCGATGGGAAATTCAACGAGAGCAGACCGAACAAGTAACGGAGTTGCTTGTCGGTCAAAACTTCCCATCCTGTGGGAAGTTTGAGGTCGATGTTGACCACGGGTAAATCAGAAGAAGTAGCCATGCGCTTGTTTTTTGTTCTCGAAGATGGGTGGTTCAAAAAGTTTGTAGGTAGCGGATTGCCGGAACTCGGGGAATAGCGCATCGTGCTTACGCATGTAATCCACGATGTCGCGCAGCGACGGCACGTTCAGGGCGTTGCCCTGCAGTGCCGCCACCACGACCGAGCGTAACCGCTCGATGACTTGGGCGTGGCTTCGCTGCGTGAGCGAGAAGTCCCACGACATGGCGAACACCTCGTCACGGAACACGGCGAGTTGTTCCGGCGACACATATTCCTCGGCGATGCGCTGCTCAATGTCGATGGCTTTAGTGCGCAAGCCTAAGTAGTTCGCCCACCGATGGTCGGTGAAACCGCAGAGGTTGGCGAGGTCGATAAATGGGAACAGCGTGGCGGTGAACCATCGGCGAATGGTGGTGTCGTACCATTCCGTGATGCGGAACAGGTACGCCACCAGCTGCTCTATGCAGTCGTCTCGGCTGGCTTCGAGCGAGGCGATGAGCCGTGCCACGCGGTCACGGCTTGCCGGTACCACGTTCTGGTTGCTCACAATGCCGAAGCCATTGGGCGTGAGCACCAGGTCGAGGCTCGGCACGGCACGCATCATCGCCTCATGCGTCACGACGCACGCGGCGGTGACGCGCACCGGCTCGTCGGGGTCGAGCGTGAGGAAGGTGTCGGCGAAGCCGTCACCCACGAACTGCGAGAACAGCCACCGCTCAGCGGTCTGGAGCCACGGCAGCACGCGGTCGAAAAAAGGCGTTTCGCCTCTCGCTGTGGCGAAAGCGTTGGGCAGGTATCTGCGCAACTGCTCGTCATTTGTTATCAGTCTTGTTGCCATTGTTATCGGGATTGATGGTTACACTTTTTGCATCCATGTGCTCGTCAAGTGTCGTGAGTTGTATGAACGGCACATCGACTTTGCAGCCCTGCCAGCCGTTGAAGCGTATGATCATTTGATGGACGGTGAAAAGCAGGTCGTGATACGGCTTTTGCAGGGCCTGGGCGATGGTGTAAAGCTCGCGCTTGTCGCTGCCGCTGTTGTTGGTCTGCGTCTTGCCGGGCACCGAACCTACGAGGTTTGAGTGTACGCGCATGGTGAAGCAGACCATGTTCACGGCCTCCTGAATGTCGGTGCTCCAGTCGCCGCCCTCTTTGGTGTCGGAGTCAATCTTGTTGATGACGACCTCGTGCTGCACCTCGCCTGTGGGAGCCACATAGAATGTGGAGAACCACACCTTGCCAGCGTTCTCAACGCCGGTGAGGAAGTCGAGGATCTGCTGTTTCTCACGGACTATGCGTTTCTGTTGCTGGTGGCGGTCGGTGATGCCCTCGGCCTTGAAAATCGAATCCCAATATTTGTTGGAGATTTCGATTTGGTACTTGATGGGTGCGTTGTTCTTCAGTTTGGCCTCTTTCGCCATGCCGATGAGCTGCTTAATGTTGTACCACTTTCCGCGGAACAGCGAGCCGTAGTACGGTATCGGGTAATACGTGCTGTCGGGTGTAGGAACACGTGTCAGCACGGCGAACTTGCGCGACTTGGTGCGGACGCGCTTGCGCCCGTCATCGCCGGGGATGCGTCCGAGACGAATGGCGAGGTCGCGCCACGGCGTGTTGATGTCGAGCAAGTCGATTACCTCGATGTCCTCAGGGCGTGCTACGGACTGGCGCCAGTTGGCATAGAGGATTGAGCGGATTGCGCCGTCTTTGTCCGCAGGGGAAAGTCGGCAGTAGCAAGCCTCTTTGCGGAGCAAGCGCACAATCCTCGTGCCCTCGGTGTTCAGTATGATCACCGAGACACAAAAGGCGAAGTGCTTGAAGTCCTGGCAGACCCCGAGGAAATAACTGGGCAGCGCGTTGTCGAGCAGGAAGTCCTCGACCTGCTGCTTGACCGTAGCGGTGCACGCCTCGGTGTCGTACTTCAATCCGCTGCCGTAGCACACTTCTGCATTGAACTGCTGGCAAGTGGAAAGCGTCTCATCGTCCTCAATCAGTTTGAGGATATTATAGGGCATCATGTTGTCGCCGCCCCACGGCATATAGGACAGCGACTTGTCGATGATGGTTGGCACCATATCAACATCTTCCTTGAATACCTTGCCCGAATCCACCTGAAACGCCGCCGAGGCGTTCAGCGAGGGAATGTTCTCTACACTATTAAAATTTAACTCCATAATTCTGCGATTTTAACACCGCAAAATTATGGAGTTAGATCCGATGCCTAAAAGACAAGTTTATTTGTCTGATGAAGGAGATGCGCAAGCAAAAAGTTCTATTATATCTTTTTTTAAATCACGAAGAACAGCGGAATCGTTACGGCTTGACCATCTTGTGGTTCTCGGTTGTGCCGTCGGCGCGGGTGATGACCATCACGTTCACGCCGCTGAAAGGCCTGTCGCTCACTGCGCCAGTGATACTGACGTACTTCACGCTCGCAACATCGGTCGCGCCGGTGGTGATCACTTCCTCAATGCCGGTGACGATTTCTTCGCCAGGCCGGCGAATTTTGAGAACGCGTGGCGCAGATGCAGATGTGGTTACGCTGTCTAAGGGAAGATAACACCGATGAGCCGGCAATGTGCCCGTACGGCTAAGGATGAACTTGTCGCCGTAGAGCACATAGCCCGACGTAATCTCCGTGTCCTCAAGAGAGCCTTTCAGCATAGAGGTGTAATCCCAACTCGCTCTATTTGATTCGACCGTGGTGACTTCATCCATGGGAGTCTCGCTATAGAGCAGCACGCCCATCCTGCGCGGTATAAAAGGCGGATGGTCGCCATCAGACAAGAGTTCTTCGATTTGCACCTGGCCGGCGCGTGCCGTCAGCCCTATGCTGGGGAAAAGGTGGTGGTAGGTGCGGCTCTAGTCATCGATGCGCACGCCCTGGTTGTGTAGTAGTCGCTGGTCACGTTCTCGTTACGCAGCCCCACTCGCACTTGCCCGAAGGGTAGGTGATGAGCTGATTCATAGCACTAGATCAGTGCAAGTACTATTAAGCGGTTCGTGATTTGCATAGTAAACTATCATTTGAAAAAAAGCGGGTGCCTCAATCACAAGGCACCCACCCTTAGTTCATAAATAACATTGTCGTTATTTCACAACCTTCACAGTGCGGGTTGTGCCATCGCTCAGCGTCTCCACGACGATGTTAACACCCTGGAAGGGCTTATCGCCGGTCATTCCGTTCATGTTGACATACTTCACGCTGACCACATCGGCGGCGTTGATATTGTCGACACCCGTAATCACGCCACCCTCGTCGGGAAGCTTAATCTTGAGCGTGCGAGGTGCGCCGGCAGCTCCACTGCCATTGACAGTCTGCCAGGGCAGGCTGCAACGGTGAGCAGACACTATACCACGCATACTTAAGATGAACTTGTCTTCATACAACACATAGCCCCCAGAAGCATATTCATCAGCACTGCCCCACAGCAGGCTGGTTGCTCCAGGATCAATTTCACCGATGTATTCGGTGGTGATATTGAACATGGGTTCCTCAAGATGTTCGGCATAGAGCAGCACTCCCGTATTCATGGGAATGATATCATACTCCTCAACTGTCACCTCGTCGTTTTCCACACCGGTAACCACGTAGGCCGTTACGCCTTCGGGTACTTCCAGATTGTAGGCTCCGTAGTAGGTAGCCCAGTGGTTGCGTCCGGGGTCTAACACCACGCCATGCAGGTAGGCTTTATATATGGGAGCCACAATGATGTTATATTCAGGCATAACGAAAGAGAAGGTGCCGTCGCTATTGGCAGTTACTCCAATGTCGGCATGATCGAGGATACCTTCACCGTCAATAAAAATATTCAGTCCGGTTGCGACAAAGTCTTCGGCAGGAGTCGCAGTGGGTGTCACTGTTACCAGGGTACCTGCGGGTACGCCATCATTATCGGGCTGGTCGGTAGCGATTGTGCAATGCGCCAAGTCATTTCGAAGCGTAATCTTGTGTCTTATATCCTGGAACTCTGCGTTTATCCACACCCCATAGGGATATTCGGGCATAGTGAAGGTGTAGTTAGCAGGTAGGTCATGAGTGGCTACTAAGTCACCATCAGGATGGAAGGTTTCGCCAACCTGCGGTGCATGCTTTGGTGCCTGAGCTTCACCTCCGTTGATAATCCACTCGATGGTGATATTGTCTTTGTCACAAATGTAGCCATAACCGGGGTTTACGGTGAGGGTCACGATATCGCCTTGAGCGGCTTCAGTCTTGTCGGCCTTAATGGTGCCGCCCTTGAAATTGCCCATATCATAGAGGATTACAGGGCAAGGAGCATAATTGATTTGCAACTCTTGGTTAGCTATGTCGTAGATGAAGCGATAAGTGCCGTCCCCACCGATAATCATGTTGTCGCCTTCATTTGGCTTCACACTGGTAAAGGTATAAGGAATGTTTATAGCCACATGGTCATATCCACCATTGTTAGAGCCTATCCACACACCCTCTTCAGCTCCATCAGGCACGAGGAAAAGCTTAAATTGGAATCCACTGACTGCTGAGAAATCAATGTAGAACTTGTCGGTAGAACCTTGGTACGGTCGTAATTGATAATTGTTAGAACTCCAGCCAGGGCTGTCGTCTGTTACGCCTCCCCGCAAGTAATAGCGGTCGGCAGCGCTTGCGGCCATCGAGGTTGTCAGCATCATAGCCATCAGTGCGAAGGCTCTAAACCATTGTTTAGTAATACTTTTCGACATACAATTGTTGTTTTAGAGTTAATACTACTATTTAATTAGGGGCAAAATTACACATAATTTCACAATTTACCCCCCGAATGTTAAATAAACCTAAATAGTATAAATTCAACAAAATTATGCAGAATGCTAATCAGACTGTTAGTGTGTTATTTAGCATGGTTCTGCTGGATTTGCAATCCAGCAGGATTGAGTATAAACATTTATAATGCGCAAATTTCGGATTGCAAAATTTGTGCAAGTCGAATACAATGCCAAGCCTGCTTGAACATTCTTGAGACACAGCCAAATTTATCTAAATCCTTATACTCAAATGCGGTCGGATTACAACCACGAAGTGCTCGCGACCGAATGGGAGCCCGAAGGGCAAGCGCAATGCGCGCAGCAAATCCGACCGAACTAGAGCCATAAACAAAGCAAATTCCCGAAAAGTCCAAACTTTTCGGGAATTTAGCGTTAAGACAAGTCTCCTTGTGTTCTTGAGACTTTATGTTCTTATGTCTTATCGGGTTACTCGGTGACGCGCTCCAGCCACTTCACCATGCTCCACATCACCACCATGGCGATGAGGCAGATGACGAAGAACACGGCCCAGCACATCCACAGCGACGGCAGCTTGTTGAGCATCACCGGGCCAATCCAGATGAACAAGTTGCCCAGTGCCGTGGCACCCAGCCACAGACCCTGGCAGATGCCTTGCAGGTGCTTAGGAGCAATCTTCGACACAAACGACAAGCCCAGCGGTGAGATGAACAACTCGGCAACCGTGAGGAAGAAGTAGGTGGCAATCAGCACCCACCACTGCGACTTCATAGCTGTCTGTTGCGCCAAATCCATGGCACGGAAGTCCTCACCATTGGGATAACCGTTGCTCATGCTCACCACAAGGTAAACATTTTTCTTCAATCAGTGGACTTTGAGATGCGAAAAATTCAGAGAAAAATTTCCAATCCGTTTACCTCGAAGATGCAGCAAATTCGTGCCTGGCGAATTTGCCCGGAGTTGAGCAACTTGAACTGCTGCGTTCCCTTATAGAAATTGTATCGCAATGGGATGCAATTTTTCCACTCCTGGATCTCTCCCGATTTGGTCCAGAGCTTGAGGTCGACGGGGTCGCCGGCCTTAAGCATCTTGCGTAGCGTGGATATGTGTATTGATTGTGCCATCAGTTGTAGGTGGGATTATAGGGTGAAGTGAAAATCCTGTCGTGGTCCACGGAGAGGTAATCAGTTTGCAGGTAGGTGCGCCTGTCTGCATACTGATAGGTGAACTTGACTGAGTTAAGTTCGCCGTCGCGGTCGTGGATCTCGCAGGTGAAGTCGGTGATCAGCACCTGCGGCATATAGGTGGGATTGTAGGAGCCGTAGGTCTCCTCGGAATAATCCTCTCGCTTGGTGGCCATCCTCACGTCGTGAGAATAGAAAAGTTGCTCAATCCACTTGGCTTGCTCGACTGTCAAGCCGGAAGTCTCGACCTCATACTCCTTCTCGTTCTGCTGGTTGTAGAACGTGGAGATGCGGTTCGTGACCGCGATTGAGCGGTCAACTTTCGGCTTGTGCGTGGTGACCGCTTGCAGGTCACACCGCTCAAAGACGTTGAAGGCATTGCGGAAATAGAGCGAGAGCGGCGGCTCGTGCGGCTGCACATAGAATGTGAAGGCACGCGCCCCGGCATGCACGCTGTAGGCGTGAATGGTGATAGCGTCTCGCGGTCGGCCCTGCGCCGGACTTTCGACAAGCCCCATCATCACCTCGTAGGTGACTTCGAGCCGATGAACGCGGTCGTAGTTCGACGTGCCGCAGTTCTCGGTGAGTTGATAGACGCGCGGCTCGCCGCCGTCGATGCCGTCCACGCTGGCCACTACCTGGTAGCGGACGGTCTCTTGTGAGCCGGCCGCGATGAAGAAGTGCAGGAACTCCGTAGCCAGTGGCGACGTAAGTTTCCCTGCCATCGTGGTGAGGAAATTGTTGCGCAGAAACTCGCCGATGTCACCAGTGAAGTGCTGTTCAAGATACAGGACTTTGAAGGTGGCCAGGGTTTGCGTCGCGCCGTTATGCTTAACGCGCAGCGCAAACTCATCGAGCGAGATGTCGCGGTCGCGCAGGTAATACTCGATTACCGAGCGCAGGTCGTGAATGGTGATATTGTGGCCGTATGGAAAGTGCACGGCGGAGAAGATGGTCATGTCTGGAACATCGAGCATGATCTCTGCCTCGTTGTCGTCGGTGACCGAAATGGAAATGTCGGGCACCTGCGACGAAAACATCAGTTCGTCCAGCCGGGTATTTAATGTTGCTGCCATAGTTGTTGCCTTTTGTTGGGACAAAATTACTTTGCCACCGTAGGTTGGCAAAAGACAACAATTCGGGTCATGTGTGTCCCTGGGTGCCTGGTGTCGGTCGCTCACGTTCCGCCATGAATGAGAAAAGCCGCATTGCTGCGGCTCTCTCGGAGTGGTGGGCGGTGCTTACCATTCCTCGCAAGGGGTGATAATGTCATTGCCGAAGGCTTGTTCTTCAATGTCGTAAAACTCATCGGAAAGGCTGGCAAGATACTTGAAATTCCAGCGATTTTTCTTCATCTTCAGCAGCACAGAAATCAGCTTTGAGGCATGCTTGATGTCAAGTGCGCTAATGTCCACCTTGCAGTAATAGGGGTGCAGCTTCTTCAGCAGTTCGATTTGTTTTGTTGTTGCTTTCATTGTCTCGGTTGTTTTATGGTGGGCGGCTTGCGCTCGCCCACCTTGTTAGACTTCAAATTACTTGCTCTCTTTCTTGGCGCTCTTGCGTGCGGCTTTCTTCTTGGGTGCGCTCTCGGTGAACTGCTGCGGCTCATCGCAAATTGCTACTCTCTTGCCGGCTCTCACAATCTTGGGCAGGTATGTGTCGAGGCTTGCGGCAGGAAAAGCGGCTTGTTGGGCGGTGATGTCCTTTGCGCTTGTACGGGTGAGGGTGATGCCTAAAACTTCGCTCAATGTCTTTGCATCATCGGCAAAAGAACCATAAAAATCGCCCATGCGGAAAAGCAAAAGTGTGTCGGGGTGCTTGTGCTTCATGGCTTCAAAAGCCTTTGCCAGTGCGCTCTGCTCGGCGGCTTGCTCGGCTTCGGGTGCTGCGCTCTCCTGCGGTGCGGCTTGCTCGGCTTGTGCCTTGCTTGCCTCAACGTCAGCCATCAATTTTGTGTAAATAGCTTTGGGCAGGATTGCACCGCTGCGCTTGCGCAATAGGAAACAATAGCGTAACGCCTTGATGGGCTGGGCGAAGAAAAATTCATCGCTCTTGGTGTTCTCACTGAGGCGGTAAACGTGCCACATTTGGCTACCGCTCTTAACTTCTCGCTTGCTTGCTAAAATCAAATTTGCCATAATGGTAGAATTTAGAAATTTATGAATAGTGTTATTAACTCGGTGCTTGTTATTGCTCGCAATAGACATTGCAGTAACTAACTTGTGTACCTTGCGACATAGCCATTTGTGCGGCTTGCTCGCTTGCCTCATCAGCCGTGCTTGCCTCGACTTGGAAAGTGTGTACCTCATTATCGAAGTCAACCACATCAACCGTGAAATTATTGAGTGCGGTAGAGCGGTAAGCTTTTTTACAAACTCTGCTCTCGGCTGCGGCAGAAGTGAAAAAGTACGATGTGTTGTAAGGAGCTGTCATAACTGTATGAATTTTTAGGAGTGAATAAATCATTGATTACGTATATCGCGTATAAGCTTTTTACGGAACTTTATAAAGTGAGGCAGGAAAGTGACCGGCAGCAAGGCTTGCCCAAAAATTTTCTTCCCGTAGGGCTTGCCATTTTTCGGGCGCAACCCTAAAAATTGAAGAGAAATTTTGGAGCAACTTGTATAGCCTTGCAGAGAACGGCTGCCCTTAACTTTGTGACGGAAAAACTAATACAGGGCGATAGCAGTAATCAATTATTCACCTAAAAATCGTTATGGCGGCTCCCCACATCGTGCCACTTCTGTAGCACCCGAGAGCAGATAAAACAAAGCAAGGAGAAGAACGGTGCCAGCCGTTTCCTCTCCTTACCCTGAAAAAATAGAACTGCCACCGGCAGTTTCTATAAAACAAAAAGGGTGAGCCATTGCTGACCCACCCACGGCTACGAAAGCCAAAGTTAAAATTTAGCGGTTATTTGTTGCGATAGTCGATGTCGCCGATTACATCCTCTGGTGTATAGTCGGCAGGAAAATCCTTTGTCAAGATAAAGTGCCACACATGAGACTTGCCACCCATTCCGCCAAAGCCTCCGCTCTCGGTGATGATGATAGCGTCCTTGTATTCCCAGCCACGCTTTGCCATGTAAGCGAAAACGCTCATGGGTGAGGCAAACGAATACTTCTTGTCGCGGCTGCTGTCGTAGATCCAGCCGTTGGCATACTTGGCCTTTTCGGCGATGCCGAAGTCAACCAATGCGTTCACGTCTTGCTTGAACAGGTTGTACTGGACGCACATCACTTCGCAGTACACTTTCACTTTCTCGGTGCTCTCGCTCGTTTGAGCGTTGGCAGCTATGCCCATGACGCACAGTGCCAGGATAAGCATTACTTTCTTCATAGTCGGTATTATTTAATGGTGTTGTATTCTGTCTTCATTTCGGGCATGATGTCGAGCATACGCGAATATTCAGCCTTGACTTCGGCATTTGCGCCAGTCGAAGCCGGAGCAAGTTGCCGCTTCATCATCTTCATTGATTGAGATGGTGCTGAACTTGAGCCGGTGTATTTAGCGTAGCTGATAAAATACACCACTTGCGAGTTCATCGTTTCTAACTGTAAGATGATGATGTACTGCTTGTCTGCACTTAAAAAGCCGAAATAATTATTCTCCTCATCCTTTGTGACGTAGATATAACGCTCAGCCATGAAGCTGACAAGTTCATCCATACTAACAGATGTAATAGGAATAATGACGGACGAGAGAGTTAACGCCGAGTTTGTAAACGAATAACCGACGATTGAAACAGGGTATTTACCAGTGTACAGAAGGATTTTGTCGGTTTCACTTGCCAAAGTGTAACCCGACATAAAACTCTTAACCGTAGATTTGCTCGCGCCAAATTGTAGGCACGGAATCTCATAAGTGTTGTACTTGGGAGTGACCGTGACCTTGAACGACTTGTTGCCGTTGCGAATGTAGGTCTCGCCTACATGCTCGGCCTTAACGCCAGCCGTCGAAACGCTTGCGATAAGCTCGTTGTCCGAAGTCCAGCCAGTGCTGCCGCCCGGGATTGAATACACACTGCCAACTGCCAAAGTTTGGTTTGAGTAGTTTGGCTCATCGTTATCGCTGCCGCATGAAGCAATAGCCAGCGGCAAGATAAGCAACGTGAGTAAAAGTAGTTTCTTCATAATACAAACGTTTTTGAAGGTGAAACATCTGTTAATTGTTGGCAAAGGTATGGCCCAAAAGTGCGCTCTATCTGCACAGCAAAAAATATTTTCAAAAAAAAGTGGCAAGGTCGGTTTATTTCCGTCCCTGCCATGATGCAGATAGAGACCGCAAGGGTTGTTAAATCTTTTTGATTTGTAGTTTGAACAAATCAGTCTTTCTACCGTTGAAAGTGTAGCCGATGCCAAACGAGAAATTGAAACGGCGTTTCTTTTTCTCGGTTGTAACTTCACTTGATCTGTGCTGCTCGATTACAGCAAAATTTGGTTGGGCGTTTGTTGGTTCCATGATTCACTATTGTTAATCGTTACAATACTTTATTAACATCGCATACATCATTTCATACAATCCTAATGAAATGAGTGTTGTGGCATCACCATCGTGATCAATTCCTACCGTTGCAGTCCTATCATGTGTCAATACTAAATTTATCATAGTTCCCAAATATGCTGCTTCTGCCGCAACGCGGTCGAGAGTTTCCCACTCCTCGCCGTCATTATATATTTTTGCCTTGGGATTTGCCCCTAGTTTGAGCAGACGCTCCATTTCTTTTACCTGCAATTTACACACAGCGACATATAGGTCAATGTCGAGCTGTGTTGCACCAAACTTCGTGAGTTGAGATTTGTCTTTAATCCAGAACACGTCTTCTATAGATGCGTCTGTTTCATCGCTATAGATAAAACCTGCACCGCTTTGACCATAGTCAATGTATGGGATTTCGTCGTCGAATGAAAAGTTGCTGAACTTGTCGATGAGGATTTGTTTGATTTCTTCATTGAGCTTCAGCGTTTCGCGCACTTTTTCCACATAGCCGGATTGCCATCCTTCGGGTTGTTGAATGGCACGCTCTACCGACATGGTGATGAAGTGCAACGGAATATACACACTCCATGTGTAAAGTGCCGGCATCGGTTCGCCATCGGGAATGGTGGCAAGCGTTTTCCGCAACCTTTCTGGAGCCGTATTAAGCAATGCGAAAGCGATTTCTCGAATTTTATCTTGAAAAATCATGAGTTATATTTTTGCCGCAAAGATATGGCTCAAAAGTGCGCTCTATCTGCACAACATAGAAAAAATGCACTGTTTAATAAAATTTTCAGCGTTAGTACATTGTTTGAGTGTCGCAATCACCTGACGGGGGCAATGGCAAGCCACGACCATCAACCATAGTTAGCGGAGTGTAGCCGTCACGAAGTGCGTTTGTGTATTCGGCAAAAGCATAGATGTAATGCCCATTGTGCGCTTGCTCGACTGCGAGTTTGAACCATTCGACATATTCGGGATCTCGACCGAGTGCAAATCGGGAGAGTTCCCGATATTCCTCGATGATGCGCAAAGCGTTTTCATGAGGAGTCATGTCGGAATAATCCCACGGCAGATTGCAGTTGTGCGTCAATACGGCCAATTCATTATCGGTTGTATCGCAGAACAAACCGCAATCTTTCCAAGAGTTTTGCTTCACGGTTAGCCAACAGCGATAGCCAGCACCGTTTGGACTGATGTAAGCACAAACACGGAATTTCTCATAGCCTAGTTTATGAAGCTCGGCTACAGTATCGAAATATTTGACAAACTGTTTATGATAATCCTCCATAGTGTTTATGCGATTAGTTGGCATAGGCACGTGGCGAGCAGGACTACCTGCGGTAGTGATGGCAGCGACGTGTCGGTGCGGTTAGCGAGGTAAGTGTCAACGAGGACTTTGCGAAGCTGTTGGGCGGTAGCCGGCTCTTTCATCAGCTCGAAAAGTTCGTGGTCAATCTCTGCGCACTTGTAGAAGTTACGCAGGGTGGAGATGGCATAACTACTGGGCGAGTTGCCCGGAACACGGGGAACGAGCCGCCAGAACGGCTCACCGCTCATGTGGTAGTACGGCATCCCGATATTGGGCTTGAAGTGAGCGATGTGACGCGTGTAGCGCAAATCGTTCAACTTGAAAGCCGTGAGCAGAGCCTCGCTCAGCTCAATCTGAGGCGAGCGAATGATGCCGCACTCCACCAGGTCGATGACTGCCAACAGCAGCAGCGGCTTGTGCGGTGCCAGCTGCCCACCTTTCTTGTTCACCGAAAGGTGGTCAAAGCACTGCAGATAATATGCCAAACCCTTATCGCCCATCATTCAACGTCCTCAATCGCGACATCATACTTGATGTCCTCGGTACGGGTCAATTCGATGTTATCAGCGGTAGATGTATCATCGTTGGTGAAAAATCGGTTGTTTTGACCGATTTTCCAACCGTTCAAGAAACCGCCATCGGGGTAGATTGAAAGTTTCTTTCCTGCAAAAGAAATCGTCAACTCGCGCCAATGCGTGAGCGTGCGACGCTCTTGCGACACGATGGGTTGAAGTGTGCCCTCGTACCTGTCGCCATGCTTGTCGTTGAAGTCTTCAAGCCAGCGCTCTGCAATATCTTTGAGATATTGGTCACGCAGATAGCTACCGGCAAGTGCGGCTTGAATACTTGGTTTCATATTCGGCTCGTCGTACTTCTCAATCTTGAATGAGAGTGAGAAGTCTTTGCCGATTAGTTTGACAAAGTGTTCCACAGTCTGCAGGGCAAGTACGATGGCAAGCACGCTTTTGAGGTGTTCGTCCTGATAGAACACTTCAATCTTTCCCTTGTGCTGCTTGCAGTGTGCGAGGAACTGCTCAACAATCCCCTGGGCATTCTCTTGAATGATTGCGCCCAAAGTCTTTGAGTTGATATTGCGTGAGCGGTTTCCGCTAAGTCTGAAAATCTTGGTGGTCGGTTTCGGTGACGTGTCAACCGAAACGGCATTGATGGCCGGATTTTCAACCTGTGCGCAATACATCGTTTCGTTAGCCCATTTGTCGTTGAGTGAAGCAAATTCGGCATTGTTGGTCACATAGAGCAGACCATCAATGTAAGCGATAGGATAAACGCCCTTTGCCGCAAAAGGATTGTCGAATATCTTCACATCTTTTGTCCAGCCCTTGATGGCTTGCACCATCTGGATGATGGGCACATTCATGGGCGCATGGCCCTCGGCAGCGATGCAGAATGTGGGTTCAAGCCCTCGACCGGCGAAGTTGTTGAGGTGCTGGCCACGCCAACTGTTTTCAGCATCGCTGTAGTTCCATGTCGAGAAGTCATTGGTGACAAACAATGTCGGTGCGGTGCTTGCCTTTCTGAAAGCACGCTCCAGCTCTTGAATCGACAATTCATGAGCGTTGGGCAGCAGCGCGGCGATTTCTTTAGGCAGATTTTCAGCCGATTCTTCTTCCTCCTGAATCCACGCAAGCGCCAAATCAATGTCGATATATTTCATAAATCGCAAAGTGAACTTGTCAAGGATTACATCCTTTGTGTTGCGCTGCTTGGCTTCAAGCAACATTCGCTTTGCGATTTTCACGACTGCGTTCATGATAACCACGCTCGACAACTGATTGGCATAACCCGCGCCGCCGGGGTTGGTGTCGAACACGCAGAGGTGGCCGTTGGGCATGATGGCGAAGTCCACCGCTCCGCGCTCTTTGCCGAGGTGTTCGACAAGTGCTTGGGTAAACACCACGCCCAGCGTGAACAACAAGTTGGTTTCGGCATCACGCTCCGAGATCCAACTGTTGCTTCCCTTGTGGCGCAAACGGATTTCGGCAAAATCGGTTTGGATTAGTCCACCAATGATGACGTTTCTTCTGATTAAAGATGGGTCATAAGAGCCGTGGCATGGTCTGCGCTGCCCCACATCTTTTCCGCTGATGACGTAGTGGAAACGAGGCTTGTCCGGGTCGCGTGGGAAGACGGGATTCATGTCATGCGGCAGTTTCAGCGGATTCTCGCGGTCAGCGACTTCCGTCTCTATCACCGCACGACCGCATCGCTGGCAGTAGCAATAGCCGAAGCCCTGTCCCTCGTTGTAGTAGAGAATCTTGGCATAGCCCGTGTCGCGGTTGCTTCTCACCGAGAACAAGTGCGGGTCTTTCGGGCCCGAAGTCCAGTCATCGGTGTCGATGAGCTGTGCGCTGACATGGGTATAGACATTGTTGTCAAGGATGCGCGTCTTGTCCTCATTGATGTCGGGCATGAAAGCCGCAGGCTGAATGAGCGTCAATGCCTTATCGTCATTCACCGGCCAGTTTATCATGTGGTCGAGTGCGTTGGCATCATCAATGACGGTCTTGTTTCGGTTATGATAGATTTGCATGAATACCCTCGCGTCCTGGTACTGGCTTGACGTTTGCACGCCACGCACGGTGTAAACGACACCATCAACGACTACCGCATTGCCGGGCGCATATTGTGCGATGGCCTCGCGCAGCGAGTAGGTCGGATTAGATGAGCTTGAACTGTTCACGTAGTCACGTTTGCCGCTGGGGTCAAGGTCAAGCGACAGCACGTTGACCGGCATATTGGCATTCGGCGAGAAGCGATGCGTTGCCCAATAGGTAATCAAGCGAGCGTTCAACTCGTCGAAATATTGCCATTTTAACTTGTTGCGGAATCTTGTGTTGGTCGCCGTGCGCAGAGCCACCGCATAGTCTTCGAGTTTGAGACTCAACTCGGAGTAGCAACGGCGGTTGTGCTCTGCCGCTTTTTGCACCACATAGTTCAACTGCCCCTCAAAGATGGTGCCATCGAGCAATGCGGTCAACCCGCTGCGTAAGTCTCCGCTCAACGGCTCGGAGCATTTGCGATTGAACAATTCATACATTGTGCCCTCGGGTTCTCCCAGCATCTGGTCGGGGCTAACGGTAGCATTGTTTTGGTCAACGATTTCTTTGAAGCCACTTGGGGTGGCCTCGATGCGGAATGGCGTGAAGTAGTCCACTACCTTTTGGTTGAGACTACCGCCATGTGCGCCCTCGGTGAAAACTCCAAAGGCACGCACGAGGAATGAGTTGACGTGACGCTGCACCACTTGCGGACTTTTCAGATCGACCGACGGCACTTCGACGGGTCGGCTGATAATAGTCGGGATAGGATTATACAATGTGCGCAGACCGATAGCGTCAGAGCCGCACAAGGTGATGCACACGCTGCGCACTTTGTTGTTACGTCCGCTTCGTCCGGCACGCTGCTTGTAGTTCGACGGCATGGGTGGCACCGAACTCAACATCACCACTTCAAGATTGCCCAGGTCAACACCCATTTCCATCGTTGTCGAGCAAGCGAGAATGTTAATCAAGTGCTTCTTGAAGTCAAGCTGCATTTTTCTCGCAATCGCCTTATCGACTTGGGCGGTATGCTCTGCCTGAATGAACAGTTTGGGAATAAGGTGGATTGAATACAGGCGGTCGGCAAACACGCCGTCGTTTCCCCACAGGTTGTGCTCATAGAGCAGCTTGCGATTTTCTTTTGCCCACGCTTCGAGTTTTTCGGGCGTGGGTTCACCGCTTGCCGAGCCATGATAATATGGATATGGCGCCCAGTGTTCATGCAAATTCTCGTCAAGGTCAACCGGGATGCCACCCGAAAGATAGGGCGAGAAGTGTTTGAAGTTATTCTCGATGGGACGCAGGCTGAATGTGTGACGGTCGGCACTGTCGCTGGTCGTGTCACACAGATACACGTTCTCATAGAGCTTGAAACTGATGTTGGTGAGATTCATACGAAGCACATCACCGCGCTCGGGAACGTGCCTTGCGTCGTCCTCATCGTAGTTCGTGGCCGTTTCCAGAATCTTGTTCTCGGGCACTTGAACGGTCTCCCACAGGGCATCGACCACATTGCTGATGCTGTCGAAATATTCGTTATAGGCATCGTTCAATGTCATGGTGTTGTCGTCGCGCACAATGAGCTGGCACAAGTAGCGTGCCACACGCGACTGCGTGAGTTTGCCCTCCTCCATCACAGGCTTGCGGGCCGGACGGCGACGCGGCCTCTCGGTGGCGAAACGCTGGCACTTGAAGATGTCGATGGGGTCGGTGTCGTTGATGCGCAGGAAGAACGACTGGTTACTCCTGATGTTGTAGTCAATGAACACTTGAATGAGATTGCGCCAATCTTCGAGGGTGATGGTGTTCGCCTCATTCTCCATGAGTTCATTGAACTGCTCCACGGCTTTCGGCAGTTCCTTGATGTTCATGAGCTGCGGGTAGCAGGTCTGGAACAAGCCCATCGTCTCGAACGATGCCGCCGAGGTGAGGTGCTTTGCCAAGTACATCATCATGATGCTTTGCACATATCGCCTGACGATGATGTCGGGGATTGTGCCGTCGTCGTTCAGCTCGTCGCTGTCGCTCGACCGTTTGATGAATTGCGAGCAGAATGTTGTGCAATGGCGGTCGTTTTTCAGCAGTTCGGCAATCTCCATCCACGAGATGCTGTCTTTGAGCTTTGCCCTTTCTTTCTTGCGCTGCTGGAACAATGCCTCATATTCATCGGATTCATCGTCATATTGACGCATTTTCTTCGTCAACTCGTCCACAATCTTCTTCTGTTTCTCGGCCTCGGCTTTGCGGCGGCACAATTCGGTGTAGATGGTGCTGTATAGCCACATCCTTTCTTGCTCAAGGTTTTGCTTGAGCGTGGCTTTGGCGGCTGCCTGACGGCTATCGACAAAGCTGATGAATTGCTGTCCGTCATGTAACATAATCGAGCCATCGGTGGGCGGCTCGGCTTTGTCGAGCTGGTCAAGCACCGATGGAGCGAGCAGACGGCTGATGAAGTCGGCCGACAAGCGGAACTTCATCATTCGGGTGTCTTCCAGATTGCCCGAAGCGTCGTTCTCCATGTCTTTCTCGTTGGTGCGTGCGCGCGACTGCTTGCTGTTGCAATAGGGGCAACGGCACTGGGTGTTGCCCACCACGTGCCACTCTCCGGGCTTGATTTCTCCGGGCTGCACTTGGATGAGTTGGTCGCCATCGACCTTGAACTTCACATTGTTATCGCCATGGTTGTTTGCCTGGTTCGACAATGCGAAGATAATGTATTTCAAGTCACCGTCCTCATCGTCGGGGTCGGGCAAGTCGAACATATCGCTGTCATCGGTAGCGACTGACTTGTATTTCCAGTCGTTGGTGTCAACCATGCCCACTGCCACATATTCGCCGCAATTCTTGCAGCGGCTCAACTCCAGCAGCGGCACTTCGTTGCCGTCGTTGGGTGTTTGCGTATAGATGCGGAACGAGCCGTCGGCGTGCTCGGTCAAGCGCACAAACAAGCCATTGTTGGGCACGCGGTAGAAATAATGCACTTTGAGCTTCATGTCGGGCACAGGTTGTCCTGCGGCACGATAGCGCACTTCCTCTCGCTCGCACATTTCATCGACGAGCCGAAGCTGTGTTTCAACATCTGTGGTCTCGGGGAACAACTCATTCAGCGGAACAAAATCTTTGGCGAAGATGGTTTTCCAGCGTTGCTCGTCTTCGCCATGCGGAATGTTGTCCTCGCCCACGCGCTTGCCGCCTATCACCTCAACTTGCTTGGTGCTCAGTCCTGTTATGCCGGCGATGAATTTGCGCAGTTTCTTGGTTTCTTCTTTGGCTTTCTCCGGGTCGTCGGTGTTGCCGAAAGTTGCCGATGAAGTGGCAAAGCGCACATCGGCGGCGTCCACATTGAAAGCCAGCAACACACGGCGCAGCAGCAATGCCAACTCGGCGGCGCCCGCACCGGTGTAGGTGTGGGTCTCGTCGATGGCCACCCAGCGCAGACTTTGCTGCTTGGGGTCGATGAGCGCCGCGTCGGTGCCACGAAGCAGGATGTATTCGAGCATCGTTGGGTTAGTGAGCAGGATGTCGGGCGGTGTCTGCCGCACCTGTCTGCGGGTATAGAGCATTTTGCCGAAACGGTATTTCGTCTCGCCGGTCGCCTCGTCAACATATTCGCCACGCAGCTGCTTGATGCGTGCGCGAAGTCGGTTGGCCTCGGTTGAATTGTCATCGGCTTTCGGCTCGTTCTCGGGAAGGTCGCCATTATACACCGTGTAGGTGAGATTGGTGCCTTCGAGCAGTTGTTCCAGTCGCTCTTTCTGGTCTTCCATGAGCGCGTTGAGCGGATAGAGGAAGATGGCCTTGATGGTGCGGCTTTGCACCACATCACCAGCTCCTTGTTGCAGCAGGTCATAGACCAACGGCAACATGAAGCACTCGGTCTTACCCGAACCTGTGCCCGTGGTCACACAGATTGACTTGGGCTTCTGCTCGCCCTTTATCTCAACCGTGCGGCGCAGCAGGTTGTCCCACGATAGATACTGGTGCTCGTAGGGGGCGTAATACTTGCCTTTTGGCAAGATCTTGCGCCACAGGTTGCCCACGATGGCCTCGGCCTCGGCAGCCGTCACGCTGTGCACGGGCAGGTAGCTGTTCATGCACTGCACCACCGGCTCGGCGTTGTGGGGAGCGAACAGGTCGCCAATCAGCTTGCGCAGTTGCGCGATGTAGCTGGCCTGGCTGTCGTTGCTTGACTCACCGCACCACATCGAGAGCATGGTTTTCTCGACTGCGATGCGATTATTTTTATATAACTCGGCAAAGTTCATATATCGTAGTTTATGTGGTTACTGAATTATTTCCTCGGCAAACCGCTCGAAGCCGTCAAGGTCTTCGTCGGTGAGTTCGTCGCCGCGCAGTTCGAGCAGCGGCTTGCGGATTTGCTCCTCGAAGTCTCGCTTCGAGAGCCGACGCAGGGGCATGAATACGAAGAAGTACATATTGTGCTTCACGGCTTGCCGGAAGCAGTCGAGCACCGAAATGTAGTCATATTCTTCGGCCCATGTGTCTGTATCATTCATCAGGGGGAAACGGCAGGTCAGCGACTTGGCGTTTCGCAGGTCTTGGAAGATGATGCCCCAGCGGTCGCGCACGGCGGCATCATTGTAGTCCACGTCAATCGGCTCGGTGCCCTCGGCGTAGTTCCAGAACAGGAACCGCTCGTCGTCGGCTGGCTTCTCACCCTTTTTGTTGCCGAAAACCAAGTACAGAAAATCGGGCGCGAGCGCGTCGAGTGCCGTGGCAGGGTATCTCATGCCTTTCTCCCATGCCGCCAGTGCCGCCATGCCTTTGTCGGGATTGCCACTGATGTTGATAAACGGCTCGGCAAACAAGCCGGCGAGGTTGCCGCACGAGTAGTAACGGTAACCTTGACGGCTGAAATCGGCGATGGCCACGCGGCGGCGGTAGATGACCGGCAGGTTCAGTTGCTCGCCGTCGTCAAGATAGTTGATTACCTTGCCATCAAGATACACCTCTTTAATCAGCGTGGGACGAAAGACTTCCACCTCGGCGCTGCCGATGTGCAACGTCACGGTGGGGCGCAACGGCTCGAAGTCAAGCGGGATTTCATCTTGCTTGACGGCCTCGGTCACGCTGCCGTCGTCGCCGATGGTGGCGTAACGGATGGCGCAATTGTAGAAGTCGCGCACGATGGGCTGCGCCCCGTCAAGGCGTGGCAGGTAGCAAGCCTCAAAGTTGGGCAGTTGCCGCCCTTTCACGGTGAGGCGCAGCGTGACTTTGCCGTATGGCGGTCGGCTGTCGGCCGTCCATTCGGTGAAGTACGCGCCTTGCTTGTATTCCAGCAGCTCAATCTCGGTGTCTTCATCGGGATTGGCCCGGGTGATATCGTCTTTGGTGGCGAAGTGGCGGGCTATCACGTCGTCGCTGCCGAAAATGAGCGGCAGCAGTTCCTCGTCGCCATACTTTTCGTCAATCCACTTCACATAGCCGCCGTCCTTATAGTGGATGGTGTCGTGGTAGAGCCGTGTGGCGATGCGGTCATAGCCCTGGCGGTTGTAGAGCGTCAGCTCACGGTCGCCGCTTGTGAGTGTGGCTTTGTCGTAGATGAGATACCAGCCCCACGGCTCGCTCTTGCCGTGACGCTTCGAGCGGAACGGCTTGAACTCCACCGGCTCGCTGGTCGAGGCGAGGTGCAGGTGCCACTGGCCGCTGAACACCACGGCGGTTTCGCGCTGGGCGTTCTGCAGGCTCGTCCATTGGTCAACGCTGCCACTGATGCGCCACAGCTGCAGCAGGTCAGGCGAAGCCTCACGCTGCAACTCATATTCCTTGCCGTTATTGTCCATGGCCACGATTGCCAGACTGTCGAACTGTGCCGTGGGCACATCGCCGCAGTTGGCAGAACGTTCCACACCTACGGCCACAAAGCCGGTTTCCTCATCGCCGGTGTTGGAGAAGGTGATGGGCGCATGGCTCCAGTCCACATCGGCCACGGCATTGCCACCGTGCAGAAAGCGCACTCCCACCTTGAGCGATTTCAGTTGCTCGGGGTGCGCAATGCCCCACAACGACATGCGGTCGTAGCGCAGGTATTGGTGCAAGCCGCCGCGCACTTCCTCGGGGCGCAGCCACAGGCGCAGCGTGCGCGACATGGCGGTGTAGCCCGGGGCGTTGGTGATGACCCATTCCAGACGGAACTTGTCACGCAGCACCTTGTCGTTGGCGGTGCGCATGGCGGTCACGAAGCGGGTCACCTCGCTGCCGCCGGCAAGGTCTTCGTCGTTGAACGGCAGTTTGCCGTTCAGGATTTCCTGCATATAGTCGTGCAGACTGTGCCGCTTCACGCTCTGGCGGAAACTGATGGCGCGTGAAGCGTCCTCGATGTTTTCGAGGGTGTAATCGTCGTGGTGGTAGATGCGGCACAGTGCTTTGAGGAAGCGCAGCTTGTCGTTGCGCCCCAACTCATGGCGAATGGCGAGGCCGCCCAGCACGTAGGCCGAGTAGAGCCAACGGCGGTTGCCGCCCTCGTCGCTATAGACGAGTCGCCGCCAAGCGAAGCCCGACGTTTTCCAAGCGGTTTCGAGCTTGATGTCGGGGCGAGCGTCGAGTAGCGGACACGAGTTGCCGCTTTGATAGCGCCGCTTGTACCACTCGGCGAGATAGACAAGCAGTGCTGCGGCCCACGGCTGCTCACCATGCAGCCTGTCGGTGCTTTGGGCGGTGACTGCCGTCTCCAGCTCGCCAAACTCGCTTGCGCTCAACCGCAGCTGCCACACCCAGGGGCGTGCGGCGTCGAGCGCGGCGATTTTTGCAGTCAGTTCGCTGCTCAGTCTTCCATCTTTGTTGCTATCTCCCATGTCGGTCCTTTGTAGCGGTTGCGTAATTCTTTCAATGTCATGGTGCCGTTTTCGCCGCGGTGGATCATCGAGTGGCAGTTGCTGCACAGCGGCACCAGGTCGGTGAGCGGGTTCACCTCATGCTCGCCGTCGTAGGTAGAGATAGGCTTCATGTGATGCACCTCAATGAAGCGTGTGCCGGCTTCGCCGTACAGCGCCTCGAAGTCCATGCCGCAGCACTGGCACTGGTAGCCGTAGTGGGCGAGGCAAGCCTTGCGCAGTTCTGGATTGCGCCAGGCTCGCTCCGTTTCGATATGTTTCTTCGTGCCCTCGGTCAGCTCACGGGGCTGTGGCTCGGGCGGTGCCGGTGGCGGTGTGGGTTTCGCCTTTTTCTTGGCGGGAAACTTCTCCTGGAAGTATTTCGTCTGCAAGAAAGCGGCGTACATCTTCAACGCTTGCGAGAGGCGGCTGCCGCTGGCGGTGTTCGCCTCACGCAAGGCGGGGTCGGTCTGCACACGCGAGCGAGCGTCTTCAAGTGCACGGCGGTCGCGGAGCGCATACACCTCGGCGCACTGCACGCCGAAGTAGATGCGCAGCACCTGCGGCAACTGCTGCTCGGCATACTCCATCAGGCCGTCCACATCGCCCGTGTGGGTCGCCTCCAAAAACTCACGGAACCTCGGGCGCAAGTTCTCAGCCGTGTATTTCTTTTCCTCGCTCGCCATGATAATTAATTTATCGACATATTGCGTTTCGACAATTATTTATGATTTGTTTAATTTTATCATTATCCAACCCCATAAATTTCAGAATGCAACAAAGCAAAAGAATACGTAGTTTCTTGAAATGCTGGAGCAATTCTCTACCGTCAACAACATTTTCTTTCTTTCCAATTGGCAGAAGATGCGAATAATGATTTCTTGAATCTACAATTTCGTTTATTGCATCATCGCCAAAATCAACTTTGTTGATGCTATTAAATTCTGAACATAAATTCCTCAAAATGATATTAAGTTTCTTATTATCTTCTATAAAGCGACAATAATAACCCTCAATGGCTTGAACAACGGCTAAAAAATTAGCACTAGAGAAGACATGTGTGTTACCTATGCTAGATATGAGATGACTTCGTATTTGGTAAATATCTTTAGGTTCTTGAAACCATTTAGTAATTACTTTCTGATAATTATCTTCTAAGATTTTGTAATCAAAAAGATAATATTCACCATTTAATTTTGGCGAATATTCTTTTCTGAAAAAATTATGAAGTAGAATGATTTTAGAACTATTTTCTTCTTCACATAGGCTGATATTTTTACATTGCACCTGTGATAACGTTGCAATCGACAAAAATTGTTCAAATTGTCCATTTATATTCAAAACTTCTTGTATGCTAATTTTGTCATCAGGCTTTATAATGAAATCCGTCCTTTGCTCGACAATCATTCGCACTCGTTGTCTTTCTGTATTTAACAGCGCTTTTGGTTGTAGCGTAATCGAAACAGTATCGACTTTTGTCGTAATAGCAAAGTTGTCATCGTAGTTATTTGTGATTCTGTCCCACGTTTGGTTATCCTTCAAAAAATAAGATATTATACTCGGGCAATACCAAAGTGAAAGTTCATCAAATTGCACAGTTGCTTTAGTGAAAACCATTTCCTCTAAAGAATCAATGTGCTTGCCTATAATTACATAACAAACACTAAATTTTAATAAAGAGAATGAGCAATTTGAATGCCATGATAATGAAGAAAAGCAATCTATTAAAGTGATGTCTTTACCATCTGAAGACTCTCCCCAGATTATGGGTTGCCGTCTATCAGAATTAAACATTGCTAAGTCATCGTCATAAAAACTGCCGATGAGCTCAAGCTTAATAGATTCAGTTGGTATATAATTCACTATTCCCGCAATTTTTTTATCTTCGTTGTCGGGAAGCCACCAAATACCTCTTATCTCGATTTGTTCTGTCATCGTCTTTTTATAGTTTCTTGATAATAGGCTTAAAGAACTTGATAAAACGCTCGGTATAGTCCTTATACCAAACGAATATATCTTGATACTGTTTGGGGTCGGTGAAGTCGCTATTCAAGCGATAAAGGTCAATGCTTGATGTCTTTTTGCCATCAAGTCGCCGCCAATCAAGGGTAGCACCTATTGATGCTTCGGCATTTTCCTTATGTGTTAGCAGGGCATCAAAAAATTTCTTGTCCGGGTCATCAGAAATCCACAGTTGTATGGCAACTTTATTCTCTCTTGAATTTACAGTGAGATTGATTTGGAAATTGGCACGGCCTATTGCTATGCTCATCCAATGGTCGCGTGACGGACGGTGTGGGCGGAAATGACTTGATGGATTGTTGTCCATAAATTCCCTGAAAGCAGTCCAAAAGCTCAATTTGGCATTTTGCCCATCAGTATAGTTGTCTGATGCGTTTTTGGTTGAATTCCGCACATCTCTTGACCAGTCGTTGGGCTTGGCGATGACATTAAATCTCGGTGCCACATCGCCACTTGTACCAATCTTCAATAGTTGGATTTCAATGCCGAAGAAATTGAAGTCACTATCGGTGATGCGGTTGAGCCAGTCGATGGCGGCACGGTGTTCCTCGGTGAATCGCTCGGCAATCCAGATGATGGTCACAGCATCAAGACCGGCAGCATAGGTGAGGATTTGTCCGAGGTGGTTGTGGTCAGTTTTTTCAAGTTGGTTCTCGATGAGAACATAGTGGTCATTGCTGGAGTCCTTGCATAAAATGTCGGCACGGAAAGGTCCGACAGGTTTCTCCTGCGATTCAACCACAAGTTCCGACAGACCGATTGACTCGGCAAGTTGAGCGATATTCTTTTCCTCGGCAAGCCACGGAGTGAAGTCGCTCGCCTCATTGTCCCAGCAGTCTCGCAAAGGAACAATCTCTATATTTGATAAATTCAGTTTCGTTGCCATAGATTCATATTTTATTCATGTCTATACTAATGCCTGCATTTTTCATCTCTTTTGCAAGTTGAAATTTCCATGAGTCATTTTTATCTATTGAGACATATAAAACACCTGAAAGATCACTGGGAATTTCAACACCATCTTGCACAAGTGCGCAAACTCTGTTGCGACCTAATCTTGCATAAAGATACCCATGCTCAAAAATCACATTTTGGCGTGCACGAGGCTTCAATGTTGCATTATCTTCATTGACAGAACCTCTATCGCAATTAGTGTATATTACAACTCCAAAATCAGCATCTGACAATTCTTCAAATTTCTCAATTATGGTTTTACCAGAATTAGGTTGCTCTTTTAGAATTATAGGTTCGCACTCCAACTTTTCAAGAAAACGTGCAACTTTCTCAATATACTCTTCATTGTGTCCATGAACAATGAAGACTTTTGTTGTTCCAGTTGAGTTTTTTATAGGGGAACTTTTAACTTCCACGGAATCAACAATTTTATTTAACGCATTTAATATGCCTAAAATTTCTTGAATAATTTGAGGACGATAGCAGTATTTTTCAAACCTTACAAATAGGTCTCTAACTTCTTGCTCATAAGAACCTACCTTGATACAAGATAAATAAAGATTAACAAGTCCTTTCCAATCTGCATAAGCCTTGCTATCTTTCAAAGTATAAGCCGTGTATGTTCTAATGACACCTCTTTGTGGAGGAACAAAAGAAATACCTTCACGAATTTCATCACCTGTACGAATAAGTTCGTCTAATGTAATATTACTCATTTATTCCATTGATTGAATGTGGGATTCGATAAACTCTTGCTCAAACATATCAAGGCCATACTTCAAATAGAGCTGGCGGTCGATGTCTGATATTGACCGTGACCAGTCTATATCAGAGTTGTCTGTGAAGTCCTGAATTGGAACATATGCCCATACAGCTGGTGGGGTATGTTGCGTGATTTTTAAGGTACCCACTAGGCATCTTAAAAATTTAGTTCTTAGATATTTCGCGCAATTAATCGCCTCTTTTTCTGTGTCAAAAGCACCAATACTAATAAATGTTGATGTGGCAGAATCCCCTGGCTTACCAATTTCAGACTTGCCAATTATTCGTGCTGGCACTGGATTGCCTACAGTTCCAGCGGCTCCGTCTGCCTCAGAAATAAAGACTTTATGTTTTTCTATATTGTTGTTTTTAGGATAACGAGGAGATAAGTATTTTCTAAAAACATATTTCCAAACACGATTAGAGCCAACAAGACCTAAAATGCGATAAAAATCACTTTCATTATCAACAATATCATGAAATACGTATGGCAGGGCTTCAATCGTTGATGTTTTAAGCTCGTATTCCTCGTTCGGACCTAATTCAGTTACGGCAGGGCGTTTAGATTGAATGTATCTTAAGCGATCCATTGCGCTGTTCGGAAAATCAGTCAAAAAAATGTCATTAAATTTTAAATCAGATCTTCCTCCAAACACTAATGATTTAAGACTCTCCGAATCTTTGAGATCAAATTTTGAAGCAATTCCTCTTAGAGTATCATTTGGGAGAAATTTTTTTATAGGGGAGTATTGAGCATTTGCATTGCGCAAAATGATTACAATACCGCCATTAATACTCACACTTGGGAAACAAACGCTTGAGTCTTGAGAAAAAAATGCAACTCTAAGATGAGGATCGTTTAACATTTTTTGATTCCATATTGCAGGTGTAAGACCTGCATTAAATAAGAATCTAGCTGGCGAAATCAGAGTATATAAATCGCACAATGCTTCAGCCAAATTATAGAAATAATGATAAACTGGAGCTTGGCGATTATTTACATTATTAGTTTCTTGATATGGTGGGTTGCCCACTACAGCATCAAAATTTATCATAGCTTTACTTGTTGTGCCATTCCAATATCCGAGAGACTTAATTGCTGCTACAAGACCGTCTTTGTCTGTTTTGGCACGTTCAATTAGTTTATCTGCTTTAATATTTAGTTTTTTGTCAGGTTCACGGAAGCCCATAAGGGTGCGACGTGTGATGCTCGCCGCCATCGGGGTGTTGCAAATCACGTAGATGTTTTTGCCCACCACGTCGTCCCACGCGGCTTGCTCCTCGCCAACCGAGAGGTTGTCGATGGGGTTGTCAAGCAAGCCCACCTCCTCGTAATACTTCAACAGGCGGCGGTACATCGTGTAGGTGACATAGAGCGGATAAAGCCCCGTCTTGGAATTAATCTCCAGCACACGCGAGGCGATGCCTTCGCCCTCGGCAATCTTGTGGAACACGTTCTCGGTCACGTCGCCGTGGTCCACAAAGCGAGGCTCGGTGGTGTCGATAAACTCGACCACGTTGCCGTCCTCGTCGAGCACGGCTCGCTGGTTGTCGCCGTCGAACTTCTCGTTGAAGAAACAGTAGCCGCCCAATGTGTCGCTCATGTGCATATTCACCACGCGCCACGGGGTGAGCACCGTCTCCTTGTCGGGATTGTGGAAGGTAGAGAATATCCAGGCGATGCGCTTGATGCGGTCGTCGATGTGCATCGAGTCGGCCTCACGGGCAAGGGCACGGATGCGCTTGCCGGCAGCGGTGAACACCGCCGGATTGTAGCACTTCTTGAACTGGTTGAACTTTTGCTTGGTCACGCCACGGGGCATGAACTCTTCCCATGAGGCGGGATCGACCAGCGATGTGAAGTTGTCGATGGTGATGCCGGTGTCCTCGTCGTCGAGCTTGGCACCGTAGATGAGCAGCGGTATGCGCAGCGAGATGCCGCGCAAGATGGTGATGCGCTTGTCGCGCTCGTCGCGTTTTTTCTTCTTCTCGGCACGCTCACGCTCCAGCTCGGCACGTTCCTCGGGCGTAAGATCTGCTTCAGCTTCCTTGCCTTTCTTGCGAGCCTCACGCATCTTCTGGCGGATTTCGGCACGCTTTTCTTCCAATTTCTTGCGTTGCTCAGGGGTGAGGTTGTCAATATCCAGGGCCGAAGCCTTTTTGGGCTTTTCCATGTTGGTAGTCTTGGCAATCTCAGCTCCCAGCTCATTCAGCTCTTTCAACTCGTCGCCGGCGATGTCGAGCAATGCGTCCACATCGTAGAGGCTGGTGTCGTTGAAGCCGTTGCGCACCACGCGGTCAACATAGACCTGCTGCAAGCGACCGAACAGTTCTTCGGCATCATAATCCACCATCTTGCCACCTTTCAGCGAGATGACGTTGCAATATTGCAGGAACTCATCCATGTTGAGGATGTCCTGCTGCCTGTCGGTGGTGGTGGCGCTGCGCTTCTCCTTTTGGGTGAGAGGCGAATTTTGCGGTCTCGGCGATGGCATTGAGGGTGCGCTCAGGCGCGAAGTCGAAGACGTAGCACTCGGTCTTCATCTTGCCCTCGCTGTTGATGTAGGGCGACTGCACACGGAAGATGGTCTGCATATAAGTGGCCGCCGAAGTGGTGTCGCTGCCTTTCATGTAGAAGACGGCAGTCCACGGTTTCACGGTCACGCCGGTAGTCAGGCGACCGCAGGAGATGGTGATGGTGCTGGTGGCTTCGGGGCGGTCGCCGATGGCACTAAGCACCGCGTCGAGGGCGTTGGAGCGTGTCTCGTCGTCATCACCGTCACCAGCCACATTCTTGATGGTGAAACGCTTGAAAATGCGGTGCTTTTCGAGCAACGCTTTCATGGCCTTGGCCTCTTTAACGCCCGGCACGACCCACAGGGTGTGACGGAAGCTACGACGGAAGGCATCAGTTGAATAAGGATAGTTGTTGCTATCGTCTTTTGTGCAAAGCAAGTCAAGGAACGAAAGTACATCGTCCTCATGTACGAAACGGCCTACATGTTCGGGCGAAGGAAGATCTGCGAGGTCTGCTTTCTTGTTGCCCGTCCACACACGGAAAAACTCACTAAACTTGAACGTCTGACCCTCCTCAACATAGCCGCTGACGAGCTTACCGAGGTCATAGGTGTATATGTTCATACGCGGCAGTTCAGCGTAGGGGTTGGGTTCGCCCGGGTACTTCTTGTCCCACTCGCGTTTGGCTCGCTGTTCCTTGGTGTAGTCCCAAGTGTAGATTTCGCTGTCCTCGAAGTCCTCGTAGAGGTTGAACGGCGTGCCCGAGAGGTGGAGCAACTTGGTGCGCTCTTTGGTGAGCCATTGGTCAATCACTCGCTTGCCAAGCGCGGTGCGCGTGCCCTCGTGCGCCTCGTCCACCACAACCAGGTCCCAGTTGGTTTTGAGGATGTCCTGTTTCAACTGCTCATCGTTGTCGCCGCCAACGAGCGTGGAACGGCGCAGGTACTGCATCGACACGAAGAACACCAGGCGGCATTTGCCGTCGGTCACACGGCGATTGAGGCTGTAGAAGTCGCCGCTCGACTCATCATCGGTGCGTGTGGCATAGCGATAGTCGGTGCCATCGAAGATTTTCTTGAAATCCTCGTGCCAGCCCTTATCCACCACGGGGCGGTGGGTGACGATGAGCGTGCGCTTCACGCCCATGCGCCGTGCCAGTTCAAGGGCGCACAGTGTCTTGCCGAAGCGCATCTTGGCGTTCCACAAGAACTGGCGGAACTTGTCGAGCGGAGTGTAGGTGCGGTCTTCACTTCGGCCTGTGCTGGTGCAGAACTGCCTCAACGCTTTAGTGATGGCCTCAACCTGCTCGGGTCGAAACTCGATGGCTTCAACGGTCTCGTCGCCAAACAAGCTGTCGCTCTTGGGTTTGCCTTGATATTGTCCAAACGTTTGATATGTTTCCATACTTCCGTTTATTATTTGTTTACCTTTTTACTTTTATTCTCGTTGATCACGTCGAGGAATTTCTGCTGACGTGTTCCTTTGTCCTTGAAACTTTGGTTGGTCAGATTGTCACGATGCAGGTCAATCTTTCCGATAAAGTCCTTGATGCGGCACAGCCGCTCACGGGGCTTGATGTTCTCGGGTTTCAGGGCTTCGAGGACATCTTCGTCGGGGAACAGGCTTGCCGACTGCTCGGCCTTGATTTTCTTAATCTCAGCATCGGTCTTTTCGGTCGGGTCGTAGCCCGGCAAGCCGTATTTCAAGCCGTCCATCTGCCACAAGTTCCACGAAATGATATAGGCCGCGCCTTTCATTTCGCCCTCGCCAAGCAGCGTGTCGAACTTGTCGAAGTAAAACTCCATAAAGGTGACAAACAACGCCTCGCGAGCGAGGAGCAGGTTGTCGCCTTGCCACTCGAAGCCGTAGGTGGCACGCAGGGCAATCTTTGCCCACAGCAGCCACTCGGCAGAGGTGGTGGTGTTCTGCCCCACAACAATAAGCTTGCGGTCGAGCAAGCCGATGCGGTGGCGCAGGTTGCGGATGGGTTCACCGCTCACGGTGTCGTAGCGGCTCACGAGGTACGGGGCTTCACCGCAGGTGATTTCAATACGGCGTGCGGCGACGTAATCTTTCCACGTCTTGCCCTCGGTGTCGGGGAACACGATGTCGCCCTCGGTTTCAATCCACTCATGGGGATTGTCGGGGTCAGGGCGGTTGAACACGTCGGGGCGCCCGAACCACGCCTCATCGACGAGGTTGTTCTGTGCGTTGCACACCCACGATGGGGTGAACACCTCGGCCTTGTCCTTGACGCGCCGCGTCTGTTCTTCGAGCGACTTGCGGGCGCGAGGGCGCACAATTTCGCCATTGTCGCCAGTGACTGCCTCAATGGTGATGGGGTCGGAAAAACCATAACCGGCTCCTCGCTCGGCGTAGGAGTCGGTTGCCCAATAGATGTTCTCTTGGGTGGTATGGTCTTTGAGAAGCCGCTGAAAACTTTCGGGATAGTTTTCGGCTAACCAGTTCTCTCGGATGTCAACAGGTATGTCTAATGGTTTCTTTTTCGCCATATTTTATATTGTTATCTCATGCCTAAGCGTTCCATTTCGAACACCATTCCAAAGATGTACATTGCTTGCATGAACTCCAGAGTTTCATCACTATGATAGAAATTGTTTTTGTCAATTTTATCCTCAGAGTGTAATAATGCTAATGCTTGGAACTGCGCATTCAATTTTTTAGCGGCCTCGGTGTCATAGCCAATTCCAATTATGTCAAGCACATATTCGTCCATGGCATAAACTCCACGAGGCTCAAGTAGAGTTTGAGGTATGCCCTTTTTTTGCAAGCTATCCCAGTCAATATGCCAATGATATACTGCTCCAATACCTGCATAGATAGGCCACAGGTACCATACTAAAGGGAATAATGCGTCTTTATGGGTTTTTCCACGTTCCAATAGTTCTTGCCTTAATGCTAAACAAGTGCGTTTCTTTTCGACCATTATCTCTGGAATATGGGGCATTTTCTCGTTAGGCTCGAGAATTCCCATTCTTCTTGCTTCAGAGATAATGTTCATAGCCATTGCTATATCATTGTCGCGACGTTTGATTTTGCCAGATTCTTGAGCTTCGCGAACAGATTGTCTCAACACTTCTGCCTCTTTGCTATCTCCCACATTATTCTTGAAGATGTCGCAGAATTGAAATGCCTCTTCAAAATGCCCCATATTTTTGTATGAGGCGATAACGCCTCTAATGGCATTAGCATAGTTGTTGTCCAGCTGATATGCCATAAGAAAGGCTTTGTTTGCCTCGATATGGTTGCCTTGTTGCCCATATATAGAAGCCATATTGACCCAAGACTCTTTGTAGTCTGGGGCGATTGAAAGTGATTCGTTGAAGAGGGCTATTGCATCATCAAGCTGTCCAATTTGCAATGCACTAACTGCCAATGTGTGGCACCAAATTGGGCAGGATTTATCACATTCTTGTGGGCATGAGTCTCCTGGGCAATCTATTTGTCCATCAGAGTCACGCCAACAAACGCCTTTTTTCTTTAAGAAATCAAATAATCCCATAATTCCAGTTTATTTATCGGTGCTTTCTGCTTGCACTGGTGTGTATATTTCATAGAGCTTTTTCACTTTCTCAGCAATTTGGGTTCGATAGTCTTCGGGAGCGATGACTTCGAGGTCGGGGCCGAAGGAGAGAATCTGCTGCTCCAGCTCCAGGTTGGGGCGCACCTCGATGGAGAAGATGCACTGCTTACGGTCAACCACCTTTTGCGACGGGTGTAGCGGCTTGCTCTCCAAGTAGGGATAGCGCATAGGATTGGCGCGGAGCATGATGGACTGCGCCGTTTTGTGCCGATGAACGGTGACGCCCACCACATCGTCGAAATGGTGGTCAAAGTCTATCTCGGTGTTGATGTAGTATTCCACACCGGGCATCGGCTCAAGGCTCACGATGCGGTCGAGGGCGAGGTTGGTAATCTCGCCGGTGGCATCGTTGCGCCCAAAGGCGAACCAGCGGTTGTTGTACTGCTTCAGGTAATAAGGATGGACGACAAACTCAATGTCACGGCCACCGTTCTTATAGGTGTGATAGCTGATTTTGAGCACTTTGTGGGCGGTGACGGCATCAATAATCTGCCCTAAGTATTCCAGCCCTTTGAGTAAGGGGTTCTGCTCAAAGCACACCACACCGGCACTCTTGCCGTCGAGGTTGAAGCGGCATTCGAGGTTGGTAATCACCTCCTCGATCCATTCATATTGCGACAAGCCGCGGAAACGGGTCAGCATGATGACAACTTGCTGCAGCTGCTGCGCCTCGGCCTGGCTCAGCGGTTGCTGATTGATGCTGAAGCTCGGGTCGGCATAGCGGTAGTAAACCCGCTTGCCGTCGCGGTGCTTCTCTAGTTCGATTCCATAGCTGTCTTCCATGAAATTGATGTCGTCGAAAATTTGCCTGCGACTCACACCGCCCTTGATGTTGTAGTCAATAAGGGCTTGCTCGCACGCACTGATGAGGTCGTCGATATAGAAGCGTCGATGGGTGTTGCGGAAACATGCATCGAGCGTGCGGTAACGAATATTTGCGTTCTTATTTATCGGCATATTGTTCTTGCTACTTTTTTCGCAGGCTCAATAAGATTGAAAATCTTATTGTAACAACCTACAAAGTTACTAAATTATATTTTATATAAAGTGTGGTTATTTCGAAAATGTGGAAAACTTGCACGAAAAATCGCCGAAAGCCGCATTTTCAAAGCTATTTGAGCCCGTTTTCAGCGATTTTTTGAGCGAAAATCACTTCAACTCGTCGCCCCACATGAAGTATGCAATCCACCTTTCGGCTCCGTCGGGATTGAGCAACGAGAAAAACAAGGCGGGATTCTGGTCTTCGCCGCCGTCAGTGAAGTATTTCGCTTCGGTCTCGGGTTTGAGACGGAACTTGCGCAGCTCACTGCCGCTGAAGAAAGTGATGGTCTCAATCGGCTTGAGGTCGTATTTCCCGGGTTGGCATAACTCGTCGCCAAGCATGCCAATCTCCACGGCAAGCGACTGGTTGGGCTGCAAGTTCGCCAAGTGTGATTGAGTGAGTGGCACGTTTACATTAGTGCCCTCAACGGTGAGGCTGGCCAGCTCCACCTTGTGGGCGGGCGGCAGGTTGTTCTCGTCAATGTCGTAGTCCCAGAGCCACAGTTTGCCTTTCACATCTGTTATCGGCTCGTCGAAAATGTGTGCATCGGTCAGGTGCCAGTAGTAGAGCTTATCATCATTGCTCTCACCGGCAGCCCAGATGCTGCGGGCGTTGTCCTTATCGATGCGCTCCACGGTGACGTAGCCGATGATGGCGTTGCCCGGCATATCGGGGAAGTCGGGCAGGTTGCCGAAAATCTGTTCGTTGAATATTTCCTGCACCCACTCGATGGGTTCGTTATTCATCATGCGCTCAGAGGTTTTCTTACTGGTGTGAATGAGGATGCGGCCCGGCAGTCGCTTGGGTTGCCAAGTGCGGTTTTCAACGTCTTTGATACCAGCAACGATTAACGAAGCCCACGGTTGCTGAACTGATAAAACTTTCATATTTGAAGCAGTTTTTTGAGGGGAATAATCCATTTAACTGCCGCAAAGGAAAAACCTAACTGTGCGCTCTATCTGCACAGCAAAAACTTTTTTTCAAGAAAAGCACAAAAAAAACACTCAAAGAGCGATTTCTGTGCAGCCAATATATAAAAAAGCGCAAACTGCGCATTATACAAATTGAAGGTCTTAGGACAAACCTAGCAGTCGATAATGATAGCAGTTCACGCCTATGCGGCGAGAACCACTATACTTCCGTGACTGCTTAAAATTGAAAGTGTCCTAAGTTCTCAATTTGTCAGGAGTATAATGTTCCCTTGTTTCCTCGATGTCTGTCAAACTTGACGTTTGACGCTGCAAAATTAGGAAAATTTTTCTAATTGGCAGGTGATTACGAGGAAATTTCAACTGTTGAGCGGATAGTTGCACGTAAGCAACAGTTTCGCTCTGGGTGCTTTGCCCGACTTGTTAAACACGCTCGGGTAGAGAACCAGCTCGTCATCGTTGGGGCGTTGCTCCCAAAGAATGTCGCAGCCTTTGTTCCAGAGGAAAGACTTCGACTGCTGGCCGCAAATGACGGTGAACCGCTCAAAGTCTCTGAGAAGTCCGTCATTTTCGAGCGCACAACCAGCGAGCGTGCCGGTAAGCTCGAAGGTGATGTTGCCTCCTCGCGATGCGAAGCGATAGAACTTTTCATTCACTGGAATGACAAGTTCTTCGTCGTGGCGGAAAGCATAGGGCAGTTTGGCATGAAACACATGACTGGGGATGTCATCCGCGTCATACGGACTGCGAAGCTCCTTGCCCAGTGGTGTGTCAAACTCATGAGCTTTGGTCAGCAAGACTGAAGGCTCATGGACGGCAGCCCACTGGCTCTCGGTGCCATCGGCTTTGGCCAGCACATCGACGAAGCCGACACACTTGCCGGTAGGCAGGTCGGCGGTCGGCGGCAGGTTGCCGAACAGTTGATGGTTGTTGACTGCCTGGAACCATTCCAAAGGAACGTCAGACATCAAGAAACATGGGAGCGCATAGATGTAAAGGCGGCATCCCTTTGAGAAATGGTCGCCGAAGATCGCATTTCTCAAGCCTCGTACAAGCATTGTAGCGAAAGGCTGCTGAATGAAAAGATTTCTTGTTTCCATTACAGTTTTTTAGTTGGTTTAACTTTCCCCCTCTTTAGTTTGGGGGCTAACCAAAACTGCAAAAGTGGGCATAAACAGTGCAGCCTATCTGCACTTCAAAAATAATTTCTTATCGCCGGTTTTGCTTGCAAAATGCCAATATTTTGAAAGCAAATTACATACCAATGCCGTGAATGTGACATTTTTTCACTACAGTACGCCACTACTGCTGATGCTGAAAGCATTGCGGTAAGGGAACTTCTCGCAGCCGATGTAGAGGGTGTCGAAAGCGTCGGTGCCATCGGTGCGGTGTTCGAGCAGGTTCTCCTCGTTTTCCGCGAGTTTTTCGCCGCCTTTGTCCTTTCGGAAGCCGTTGCGCCCACGAACTACTCCTGCCGTTTGAATGGCAAGGATCAGGTCGTCGTTGTTTTGGCGGTTGAACATCGGCATGAGCCGTTGTTTACCGGCAAAACCCTGGTTGATGAGCAGGTACTTCTCATCGTGGCGCATGGGATTTCCGAGGTTGATGTCCTCCACCTGCCAGCCGTGCCGCTCGAACTCGTGGCACACCACCCAGTGGAAGTCCTGCTCGTTGACGGCATAGTTGCCGCCGAGCGCGGTACTGTCGTAGTAATAGACCACGACCTTGCATTGGTGGTGGGCGTAGTAGCGGCAAAAGTCGTCAATGAGCGCAGGTATCTTGCGCTCGAACTTCGTGTAGAACGACTTGATGACGTTGAGCCGTCGGCCTGTTGGCTGCCCGGCCACAATCCAATTGATGTTGGCATTGTAGTCCATGCCGATGCAAATGGGCGCAAACGGGTTCAAGTCCTTGTCGGCTCGGCAGTCGAGTTGGGCCTCGTTGAAGTCGTAGCCCAGACTGTCAAGGTATTCAAAATCGCTGGCGTTGTACTTGTGGCCCTCACGCATCGACGAATAGAAGCCGTCTTTGGCGATGCCTATTCGTTGACAAAGTATTGACGTTTGGAAAGTCTTTGGCGTGAGGTCGCGCTTCATCTGTTTGATGTAACTTTCGCCCAGTAGTTGTAGATTTTCAATGCTGCTGTATTCTTTGTAATACACCGCCACGGAGCGCATTTTGTTCAAGTCCTTATCGAGCCGTCGCAGATAAGTTCTAAGGTGCTTCGGCACGGTCGCGCCCTGCGCATTATAAGCACGGATGCGCTCTTTGACTTTCCAAATCTCATAGATAGTGGCCTTTATCGTCTCGATTAAGTCCACGTCCATCTTATCTTGATAGTGGAGAAACCACGAGCCTTTTTGCGTCTGCGGCATATCGCTCAAAATCATGACAGAATGATTAAACGAGTGATGCCCGAAGTAAGACTTGATGCCGCCGTTCGCCGGTAGCGTCTCATCTTTAAGCCGTTCATAATCTATGAACTTGGCCTCGTCAATGAGCAGCCATGAGAGCGTGAGCGAGTTGGAGCTGCCCGGTCGGTCTTGCGAAATGATAATGGCGCAAGAGCCGTTGTAGAACGTGATGACGTGCTCATATTCGGCAGGCTCGATGATGGGCTTGCCGAAAGACTTGGGCGGTCGCCGTCCAATCACATAGTGAACACCTCTGATATAGCCCCATCGTTTCCACGCGGCGAGCAAGCCCGGGATGGTGTTCGTCAGTCCGTGCTTGTAGGTCGGCACCACGATGCCGCCTGTTGAGCCGGCCATGCGTTGCATATTACGCAACACAAAAGGCGAGGCGATAGAGTCGGTCTTGCCTGTGCGTCGCCCTGCGACAATGACCGTTGTATTGGCACCAATCAACTGCGTCAGTCGCTGCGGCGTATTAAAGTATATTTGTTTCTTGGGATTTTCCATCTTCAAGGGTGTCGGGTGGGAATAGTGCGTTTTCTTCGAGGTCGGCTTCCTCGAACTCGATATCCTCTATGTCGATATTCTCGGCCTGGTACTTATGCAGCAGCTCCGCAATTCGCTCATTGAGGTTAGGCATGGGTTTGATGCCGAGCACTGTCGGGTCGTCGGTGGCGGTGAAGGGCTGCACCACGATCAGGTCATACGGCACGGCTTGCTCGTCTTCAAGGTCAACACGGTTGAACTTGGCGTAAGAGCTGGCCGCCTTTTCCATTGTCTTCGAGTCCTTGCGGCTCTTTGCCATCTGATACGTCTCCAGTATCATCTCGTTGAAGCGATAGCGGTGGAAATCGCGCGTCGCTTGCGAGAGGTGCGGCAGCAGTGCCTTGACAATGGCAAGGTCGCTGTAGGCTTGGGTCTTATTGATGCCATGGCGTGAGATGGCGTTATCGACAAACTGGCGGTCTTTAGCGTCGGGATTGGAGAGAAACCAGTTGTATTCCTCACGAATACGCAGCACCCGAAGCACGATTGCCTCGGTGTACTTCTGCCGCAGCTCGTCCTCACTGGTGAACAGGTCGAGGCGGCAAGCGTCTATGGGCTTCAACTGATGCATAGTTTATTCGTCGTCTTCCATGTCAAGCAGGTTGCGATGCACATTGTCGATGGCAAGCGGTGAACCCACCTGCGCCAACATCATTTCCTGGTGCAGGAGTTTCACTTTTGAGCCGGCCTTGCCACGAAGGTAACGTTGGCTCACCTCGGTAGAGCGGTTGCCAATGTCTTCCCTCAGGATTTCGGCAGGAATACCGAGTATTACTGCCATGTCCGAAATCTTCAAGTAGATGGAAGCGAATTGTTCGACTTGCGTCAGTTGTTCTTCAGTGTAGGTCATAACGTCAATTTTTGAGCTAACAGGTCGTTCAGGGGAACGGAATGATTGCGGATTAAATCTTCAATTTGGGTGTGCAAAGTGATGAACAATTCGGGGTCGGTCGTGACCACAGCACTCTCGCTTCTGTTACCTCGTGTTAGATTTTGAGATGTGATGATGCTCACCACTTCGCCACGCTCGCTGCGTACCAGCAGCACCTTGCTGTGGTTGTCTGCAAGGTAGGTGGTGGTGATAACCTGCGTGATGAACGCCCACAGTTTGAGCGTCTTGTTGGTGGCCTTGTGGTCGAGCACGAGGTTGAACCGAGTGACGAGGCCGGACTTCTCGATGAAGAACAATCGGCGAATGAACTCCTCGCTGATTGAGAATGAGGTCTGCCACACCTCGGACTTGCCGAGTTGTTGCAGCACCCAGTCGAGCACGTCCGCCACCTGCAAGGCGTTAGAGAGATAAGCCTGATAGGGCTTTTCTCGCAGTGGCTTCAAAAAATCTTCTATTGAGGCACTACGTTTCATCTATTTGAAGTAATTTTGCAGCGTTAATGAGAGGTCTAACGAGTGGGGCGACCACGCCTATTCGTATTCGTCTGTTTTTACAGAGGCTTCTCACATCGGCGGCAGGTGAGTCCTGGCCGTTTTTTCATGTACTATAGATGCCTGTATTACAATATTTCCAACTCTTTGAGGTCCGCGGTGAGCTTGTCGGTGGGATTGATAACCTTGCTGTAAAGCGCGAGGATCTGGGCTTTCAGTTCCTCGCTGGGCTTTTTGGCGTAGCGTCCTTTGGCAAGGTTAATCATGCGCACCGCCTTACGGCTTTCCTCACGGGCTTCATTCTCCATGACCGCTGCGCCGTCTGTGCCGGTGTAGTGGTCGTAGGTCTCCCAGTTCGAGTGGAGCTTCTTGTCGAGGTCGATAAGTTCTTTAAGGAACGGATAACGGTCACAGTCGCGAGCCGGATTATCCTCTGTCGATAGCGAGCGCAACTTCAAGTGCAGTTCGCGCATCCGTTGCACAATGCCCAGGTTCTCGACATAGAGAGCCTGAATCTCATCGGGCAGCAGGTCGTGGTCATCACGCTTGCCCTGTTTGAAACTCTCGCCGGTGTTGGGGGTCAAAACTTTTTTGGCAATCACGTTTACCTGTGATTGCATCTCCTCAACCTGCGCGTGCGTGAGCTTCTGCAAGCGGAACGAAAGTCGTTTCTGCAACTGGCGTTCAATGAACTCGGCGTTACGCCGCGGGTTCGCCATCAGATTGCGGTACTGGATTTGATTGCCCGTGAGTTGTAGCAAGTAGAGTGCTCCTTTGGCGTAGTCGCGCTGCTCATGGGGCAAGTACAGCCAATCTTGAATTTCTTTCGTAAACTCTTGGTTCATAGCTTATTATTCACATTTGAAAAGAATATGAGATTCTTGTTATAGCCTTGAAGCAGTTTCTTCATGGCGAGCAAAGTCTGTCCTGTGGTCACAAAGTCATCAAAAACTATGATGTTAGGCTCTTTCGGCAAGATATTCAGTTCAAAAACCGCGTTCACCCGCTGCTTTGTGTGGCAAAACGCCACATCCTCGTAGAACGGAATATCGAGCTGCCGCCCAATCTCCTCACTGATGAGCGTGGCGAAGTTCTTCACTTTGTGCCTACGTTTGGGCGAGGTGCAGATGCACCAGCCGCCCTTATCGAGGTGGAAGCCCAACATCTCCCTAATGACCGGCACGATGCTGTCGGCAAAGAACCGCACCATGTCGGGGTCGGCCTTGATGTCGGTGAGTGTTCTGCCGTACACCGACTTCTGCCAGATGGAAACGAAGTTCACATTCGAGCGGCGCGTCAAGCGCAGTTTGTAGGAGAAATCACACCTTGCCTCGATGGATTTGTCCCACGACTTGCGCTTCTGCACGGCAAACAAATCCTTTTGTTGGGCGCGGCTCTGGGGTGCAGCGTCGCCGCCGGAATGAAAGTCGAGGGAACTGAGGTCGCTTACAGGAAAGGTCATGTCGCGCAAGACCTCTCCCATATCGACGGCAGCACCCTCGACCCGCGAGTGACTGTCAGCCATTCCGGTTAAGGATTGGCCGCAGCCGCTTGTTTCCAATCGGCGATTCTCTCGGTGAACTCGTCAGCCGCCATGGTGTAGTCACCTGCGTTGGCAGCGACTATCTGCTCATAGACCGCCTCCACCTCTGCCGGTGTCTTGTTGGTGTCCTCGGCAACAGCGATGAACAAGTCATCGAAATTGTCCGTCGTGTAAACGGTGCCGTTGTACTCGATGGCGGCAGTCGAGGCCTGTTCAGGCTGGATGCTTCCGTCCTCGGTCTCAATCTTGCCGTAGTAGAACGGAGCGGGGCATTCGTCGGTGGCCTCCACCGAGAGCGTGGTGCTGGTCGTTCCCGTCGGGCCTTGCCCGAGGTCTTGCGCCACGGTCGATTTGACGAGCCATGCGTCGCTGCCGACCACGCGGAACTTGCCCGGCACGGTCTCGACGAGATAGACGCAATCGTTGTTGTTGACGTAAGCGGCGAGCGCCGAAGCGTCCACACCCACGCCCGGGTGAACAGCGGTCAGCTTGTTCAGCTGCGTCATCGAGGGGTATTCACCCTGCGCCTCGCTGGTGAGCTGCGACTTGTCGGGCAGGATGTCGATATACTTCCAAGTGGCATCGGCTGCCAAAACGAAATTGCCGACGTAAGCGGCGGTGGTCAGTCGCCCGCGGTTGTCATGTGCGAGCGTGGGCCACTTGACGATTTGGTCTTTGCCGATGTAGTAGATGCGGCGCTTGATGCCGGGGAGCTCGGGAGTTCCCTGACACCAAGCGAGCGATTTCAATATACTGGTACAATTCGTTGCCATGTTTTTACTTCGTGATTAGTGGTGAATGACTATTAGGCTGCCAGTTCGATGACTTTGAGCTTTCGGTAGTCGATGGACTCGAACTGCACGCCGAAGAACATGGTGGCGATGTACGAGAGTATGAACGGCTCGTACTCCTTGACCATGACGCTCTCCACGTCGCCCATCTGGTCGTAACCCACGAGCATGTTGCTCTTGGGCGTGACGTGGATGAACTTCGAGTCGGCCTTGTTGAACAGCGGCACGATGTGGAGCTTGCCGTTGCTGCCCTCCACGGTGTTCTGCCCGAACTGGTTGTAGTAGTTGATACCGGCATGGGTGAGCAGCATGGCCTCGTTGTACTTGTCGGCGAAGTCCTGCGAGCAGTACATGTTCAGCTCCTGGGCACGCAGACGTGGGTCGAGCGAGTAGAGGATTTCCTTTGCGATGTCGAGCGCGTTGGCGGTGGTGATTTCCTCGGTGAGCTTCATGTAGTTCTTGTTGGCCACGCTGATCTTGTCGGCGGCGATTTCAGCAGCGGTGATGGTGTCGAAGCCGTCGAACAGGTCTTTGGTGGTGTCGCCGCTTGCGTTGCGTACACCGCTCCAAATAGCGTCATTAAGGCTTTCCGAAAGCCCTTTGGCGATGAGCGTGAGCACATGGAGCGCCGTGGGTGCCTGCATCTGGCCGTCACCTTTGGTGGCCGCCATGTAGCCGAGAATGGTGGATGCTGCGGAGTTCGGCTCGAACTTGCAGTGCACGGAGCCCATGAACGTCTCAAGGGTTCTGTATTCCACATTGAGATTGAAGTCGGTGGAGCGCGAGGGCTTGTAGGGCCCGAACTGCGCGTTGCCGCTGATGGCTCCCACGTTTTCCTTGTAGCGGATGCTGGGGCGAGGAGTCATGTGCTGGATGGTGTCCTGGCACCCGATGATGGGCTGCATGAGCAGTTCGGGTCGCCACTTGGTGGCGGCCTCCTGGAACTGCTCCAGCGAGGGGGTGATGTTGAGTTGTCCTGCCATATTACTTTGAGATTAGAGATGAGCGAATTTAGGGAACTTGGTTGAACAGCTTCTTGGCGTTGTTCACCTTGTCGGCGAACACGTCAAAGGGAGACTTGGCGGTCTGTTGCGGAGCATCGACCACCACTTGTGACTTTTCGGCAGGGTTGGCTTTCAATGCCTGAACCTGCTCGGCGAGTTCGGTGTTGCGCTTGTCGCGGTCAGCGATGGCACGCTCAACGGCGAGCGCTTGCTCTGCGGTGAGCTTCACACCGTCCTCGCCCACAGCGAAGCCCTCGATGTTGAGGACTTCGCCAAGGAGCGAAAGGGACTGGAGCATGGTTGCGGATGGTTTGAGTGTTGGGGAAGATGGATGATTATTTTCGTTATGACTAGCTTTTTCTTTCATTTCAGCTTGGGGATTTCCGGCGGATATTTGTTCGTGTTCGGCCTCCTTGGCGGACTTGAACAGCGAGGCAATGGCAGCGATGAAACGCTCGATGAGCGTCTCATTGCGGCTGTAGGCTGTGGGTATGTTCGGAATGGGCATACCGGCAGCCGCCATCGCCGAAGCCACCGCGTCGGTGAGCACCGGCTTGGTCTCGCCCAGGTCGGTGATCTCATCGACAAAGCCCCAGGCCTTCGCCTCTTTAGCGGTGAGCCAGCCGCCTACTCGCATGAGGTCGAGCAGGTCGGCCTCGGGCTTGCTGCACTTGGCCGAATACATCGCGGCAACATTGTTGTCGAGTTTGTTGAGGTCTCGGATTGCCGCCTCGCAGTTGTCGCGGACAGTTGCGAGCTGGTCGGCATTCAGGCTTCCCCACTCGAAAAACTCCGCGCTGCACTTGTGCACGAGGTACATGGCCGATGCGTCGATGCTGATGTGCCTGGCACCGAGCGAAGCGATGGTCGCGGCACTGGCATTCATGCCCACGAAGTGGACGGTGACATCGCCATGACGTTTGAACGCCGAGGCGATGGAGATGGCGGTCGCCAGCGAACCGCCGAGGCTGTCGATAAGCACGTGGACCGGCTTGCCCTCGTTCTTGGCAAGCACATAGTCCACATAGTCGCGGTCGAAGTCGTAGCCTCCGACGTAGCCTTTGAGGTGGAGATTGTATTTAGTCTGTGGCATAATCGTACTGATTTTTGCCACAAAATTATAAAGGTGCAAGTGCCGCATAAAAGACAGGAAAATATACCCTCTGTTTCAGATATTATTTTTACCTTTGCAGTCTAATAGATGCAAAATATGGCTGAAAATCAGAACATAGAGTACAAAGAATCGTGGCGCGACGAATATCTGAAATGGATATGCGGCTTCGCCAATGCGCAAGGTGGCAGGATATACATCGGTATTGCCGACGATCAGAAAGTCGTGGGTGTCAGCAATTCCCACCGCTTGCTGGAAGATATACCCAACAAGATTGTAACAACGCTCGGCATCGTGTGTGATGTCAACCTGCTGGAGCGCGAAGGCAAAGACGTTATCGAGATAGTCGTTGAACCGAGCAATATGCCCATCGCATATAAAGGCGAGTATCACATACGCAGCGGTGCGACCAAGCAGCAGTTGCGTGGCGTAGCCCTGCAGCAGTTCATCCTGAAGAAAATGGGCTTGTCGTGGGATGAGATTCCTACCGAGGTTGGGATTGACAAAATCGACCGTATAGCCATAGAATATTTCTTGCGCAAAGGTATCTTCCACAAACGCCTCAGTCCTGAAGCCATCAATTATACGACCGAAGAAGTATTGCAGAACCTGCAACTAATCAACGATGAGGGAAAACTTAAAAATGCCGCATTGTTGCTGTTCGGCAAAGACCCACAACGCCATTTTGTCTCGGCTATATTCCGCATAGGTCGTTTTGGCGGAGAAAACAATGATTTGCTATCCCAAGACACTATTGAAGGGAATATTCTTCAGATGGGTGACAAAGTGGTCGAAATCCTAAAGAACAAGTATCTCATTTCTCCAATTCATTATGAGGGAATGGTAAGGGTCGAGACGCTTGAAATTCCCGAAGATGCCCTACGAGAGATATTGTATAATGCTATTTGCCACAAGGAGTACACAGGCGCACATATCCAAATGCGCGTTTATAATGACCGCATCACTATATGGAATCAAGGTGGATTGCCATTCGGTGTTACCATTGACTCTCTTATGGAACAACACTCCTCTCACCCTCGCAACAAAAATATTGCCAACACATTCTTCAAAGCCGGTTTCATTGAGGCTTGGGGTCGTGGTATCGGGAAAGTTAACGATGAATTCAAGAAAGCTAACCTACCTCTGCCGAAGTATGAGGAGCGAGAAGGTGGTTTTATGGTGACAATACAACGTCCTGAAAATGTGCGCAATATGTTTTCAGGCCCCTCAAGCACTCCCCAAGTACCCCCCGAGTACCCCCCAAGTACCCCCCAAGTTGACAATCTTGTTTCACGAATGGGAACGGAATACTTATCAATAACTGAATTGTTAAACTTGATGGGACTTCGTGACCGCAAATATTTCAGAGCAAATTTCTTAACGCCAGCCATTGAAAAAGGATTTGTCGAGCTGGAAATTCCTGGGCAGATACGAAATCCGAAACAACGTTACAGATTAACAGGATTAGGTCTGGGCTATCATGGATTTATGAAAGGAGCAAAATAATGACCGAATAAAAGCCGTGTGGGTCGTTATGACCTCACGGCTTAATTTTTGTGGGTTGTCGGATGCTCACGTTTCGTTGCAAAAAAAGGCGAGGCTTTTACACCTCACCCCGAAGCGAAAGCCTCAGTGGCTAATCGCGGAAGACATAGCCATTCCAGAAAGTGAAGCCATCCAAGAAAATATCTCTTGCGAAAGCCTTGATGTCAAAGTAATTACGCAGGTACGAGGGCATCTCAGCGTAATAGCCGCAATCCTCGGCAAGCTGCTCGGCGTAATCTTCTTCGCTGTCGAACTTTCCGCAATAGGCCTCACGGAACTCATAAAAGAGATTGTCGCCGTCAGTGTAACTGCCGTACTTGCAATCAAGGAAAGCCTCGAAAGCCTCCTGCTCATCCTCATCAAGCCCGGCGAACTCGCGTACATTGTCGAAATCCTGTTCTGTGAAAGAGCCCTCGCGGTAGAACTGACCCGGGAATCCCATGTAATCTTGGAACATGTACTCCGGATCCTGCTCAAAGCGGTGAATCCAGCGGCAGACCATCATGAACTCCTCGTAATCGGCGCAAGCCTCGATGGAGACCCATGCTCCGCGCAGCGACCCCGAGGCGTATGCCCCGTATGACCCCACGTAGATAGCCGCTACTTCCTCATCGGGGTGAGCGATGAACTGCTCCAAATCCACTTCCTCAACCCCGTAGGGATTGTTGATGTTCTCGACAGCCTTTACAGGCTCTTGTGCCTGGGTGCTTTGAGCACCGCTCGCAACTTCTGAAAATTTGTGATTTTTCTCCATGACAGTGAAAAATTTATTGTGAAACAATCGAGTGAACTTGTAATCGCTCTTATTTGAGCTTTTACACTGCCTGCAAAGTGCGACGGCGAACACTTAGCAAGGATTGACCGAAAAAAATTACCCCTCGCGGGCCCGAAAAATTTTAGCCGGCACGGTCTCAAATTTTTTCATTTTTTTCGACCGTCAACATCGCCTGTCCTTGCGTGTTAAGACGGTGCATTAACTTTGCAGCGTAAAAGCCAAAAAGAGCCGATGCCCACAAGGAGCGAGTGTGCAGCGATAGATTTTGTCATGGAGAGCGCAGCAATCACATCAAGAAGTGAGCGATTGCGTCCAACAAAGCACCGGCCATGAGGCGTAAAGCCGAGAACACAATCCCGAAGGAGAACAATGAAGGTGTGGATTGGGGCAGTCGCCCACCCGAGGAAGTGCCGCTGCGTGGGGGCGTTCGCTGCACGCACCCAGTGCGCCACGGAGCACTCCATTGAGCGCAGTCGCCGATTAGTTCAGAAAGTCTGCCGTTCACCGCATTGAGCAGAGGAGTACACCAAGATACAAGGGCAACCGAGTCAGTAAGCGAGGGTTCAAGGAGCAGGATTCAATGCACGCCGCCGAGCCGATTAGAACCAAGATGGGCAGGAAGCCGAGGCTTTTCCGCAATACGGCAGACTGACAGCGACAATCAATGAGAGCCGTGATATTGCGTAAAGTAGGCGAAGAATAGCCGAGCGGTGATGATTGTGTGCGTCCATTACGCTTTGCCCGACACCATTCCATAGTTACACAACGACATCAAGGCAATCAGCAAGAGACTTGGACGGCTCCACGGAATGGCTGCTCCGCCACCAGTCACGTGCCACATCGGGTGAGGATGAATCACTTATTGCCCACCGATGATGATAAAAAGGCGACGGCAAGCGTTTCCCAACGACTGCCGCCTAAAGTAAAAAGGTATTTCTTTGTATGAAAAAAATCTACATAGTTCTATCTGGTGATGCTGCATGGGATTAACGCTTTCTGCGCGTAGAGCGTGATTTCGACCGTCCAGACCGCAGGATCGCCGTTAGGCGTTCCTGTGTCGCGCGTGACTTTCACGATAGGTCGGGGCTTCTCACGCTGCCCGATGATGTACGACTGGCCATTGCAGTCGGTGACGATGTAGGCGACGTGCCGCTGCAGCGGCAAGGCATCGAGGGTCTTGAAGCGCAGAGTGACCTGCTCAATCCTGCCGTTGTTGTTATAGATGGATTCCGCCTCGCAGGTGGGCACGCCGCAGAACGCGATAGGTGTAATGTCGGTGAACACGCCCACAGGAATACCGGCGAGGTGCTTATACATTATCTCACGCTGCAAATTCACCGAAGGCACATGCCCGATGAATTTGATGCCCGGAAGTGATTGAGTCTGTCTCATAAAACTGTGGAACTTTTTGGAAAGTGTGGAATATTTTGGAAAGTGTGGAGAACTCTGCTGTTTTTGGGGTACTTTGTCACGTGGCTATAACTTTTATTAACGGAATTAAGATTTGTAAACAAATCAGAATTTCTCGCCTTTTTTGCCACGTGGCACCTCTTTTCCCGCCTCTTTCATCTTGTGACGGTACACGTCACGCTTGCGTTTATAGATTTTGAACAGCGTGTTGAAGTTGGTCTCGGTGGTGTCGATACCGTGAGACTCCATCCATGTCCAAATCAAGTCCTGCTTCTGTCGCCCTATGTGGCCGAACTTTTGGAGGTCGTTCCACAGCGCGATGACAAAGCGAGAACGGATGCACCGCGCCAGCGACTTGCGCCCGGAATAAGAGAGATAGTTGTAAATCCTGATGTTTCTCTCCTTGAAGTAGGGAACTTTTATCGGCACGTACCCCTCGCCCGGGCCAGGCACGTAAGCGAGGATGGGCTTGCGCATCAGCCCCAGTTGTATCACGTCATTCTCGGCTGAGTTTCTCGGGAACTCAACTATCTCGCCATACTCATGCACAACCCACTGCGCAAGGTAAGTGTCGAGCTTCAGGTATATGATTAAATCTTCATCCATGTCCGTTATGTTTGTACAAAATTAGTGACGGTAACTGATGTCTTGAAAGACGATGACTTCCAGCATCTCGTTGAATCGGTCTGCGATGCGAGTGCCATACTTCTCGCGGATCTGCTGTGAGTCAAGGTTGGTCGTGATGCAGGTGAACTTCTGGTAGAGGTAGCGGTATTCGAGCAGGTCAATCAATGGATTGGTCACATTGCCGAAGTCCAGGACTTCCGCCGGCTCTTTGCCCAGGTCGTCGATGGCAAGCATCCTCTCACTGCGCAACTCGTTGAATTTCGCCCTGTCCTTGTAGATTTCCACGACTTCTTTAGCGTCCACGAAAGTAAGCTGAACCTTGTCGTAAGGGTTTGCCCGGTTTCGCAGGTGTTCGAACTGCTTACGCTCACTGAGGAAGTCAATGGCGGCACGCAGCGCATATAGCAGCGTGGTCTTGCCATTGCCGCAAGTGCCGCACAGCATCACGCCGAACTTCGGGTCGGGCAGGGTGATGTAGTGCGCCATCTTCCGCAGGTTGTTGACGGTGTTCTCGTCAAGCTGCACCTTGTTGTGACGACGCTCGACCTCAAACATGTAGTGGGCCGCGAGCAAGTCCAGCGCGTCCTGTTCACTCATGTTGAACCTAAAACGAGCCGCCGTAGTCCGATGCCTTTTTATCTCCGACATCAGTTCCCCGACGCGCGGCAAATTTATCTTGCTTGCCGCTGCCTTTAGTCCTTCGCTGCTCATTTTCTTTTTTCTTGTTAAACTGAATCCGCGCCCAGTCAAAGAAATGTTTTCTGAAGTCGCTGAAGCTGGTGTGCCGTGTTTCTTTGATGTTCACCTCTTTGACGAAAGCGTCAAGCATTTCAAGCAGTTCCTGCTTGGTGCTAGAAAAACGCATCGCCATTTCATCTAAAGAAATCTCGGCTTTTTTCATTTCTTCAAAAAACTTCAAATTTTCTTCGCGCACAGATTGTTGTGATGGGTTATTTATTATATTATTATCTTCTTTGTTTTTATTAGTTGTTGACCGTTTGCTCGATGGTCTGTAACTGGAATCCGCTTTTTTTTCAGCCGAATTTCGGGCAGGTTTTTCGCTGCTTTGAGGGCTGGAAAAACCATCGGAATAAGGGTCAAAATCCTCATCTTTTTGTGCGATTTGGAAGCGGTCATAATTGCATACAGTTATTATGGTCGCCTTGCCTTTTCGCACACAAGTCACCATGTCCGACCTCTTGAGCTTGTTCAAGAAGTCCTTGACACCATCGTTGTTGGTTCTCCATCTTAACGCTAGTTTGCTCTGGCTGCTTATCACCTGACCACGTTCCTGTGTGTACTCTGCTCCCTCAAAATAAATGATCTTACGCTGATAGGCGGCAAGCATTAAAAGGTCGCACCAACGGAAGAAATATTTTGGGTCGCTTGATACCCAATGGTCGTATATGCTCCTATATAATAAAATGTACCCTTTCATGCCTAAAGTTGTGCTTTCCAGAAACGGATAATCTCACTTCCTAAAAAGAACTTGCGGCGGTTATTGCGCCGGAAGCCACACCGAAGCAACCCCTGCTTGACGTATCGGAGCAAGGTATTGCGGTGGATGCCCAGCAATTCAGCAGCCTCCTCTATGGTATAGCGGCTATTTAGAGCTGCTTTCGGTTCGTAGTTTACCATCATCTTTCTTTTTAGGTGGAAACAATTGCTCACGAGGTTCGCCAAGATAATTAGAGATAATCTCTTGGCAGTTGTAGTCGGGCGTGTTCTCTCCATTCAGCCATTTGCGCACGGCGATGGGTGTACGATGCGTCAGTTCAGCGATTTTGTCGATGAATGCGACGCTCGGGTGCTTCTGCGACTGTGCTTCTTTGAAGTAGTCAACGAAAGTTTTTCCTTTCTTCATAGTTGTTCTTTAAATTATTTATTAAAAAAGTCCGATATAATTTTGTTATATAAAATATAAGTTGTAACTTTGCAGCGTGTTTGACAGCTGAAGTACAAGTTACACTTATATAAACGGCTGCAAATATAATAAAATTAGATGAGATAATCACAAACTTTTTAAAAGAAAATTTTAATATAAAACATATATGAAAACTCGACGTCTTGATTTACAAGAGATTAGGGTGAAGCACAAAATCACCCAGCAAAAGATAGCGGCTGAGACCGGCTATCCACAGAGTTTTATCTCGCAGATTGAGCGTGGTAAAGTCTCTGTGCCGCTTGCGTTTATCGAGAAGTTGAGGGAGGTGTTCAACATAGAAGATGTGGATGACTACGTTACCTATATAGAGGTCAACAAAGTCCCAGTTGACGTGGCTGAACAGATTGATAACGAGCCACCTAAAGCGGTGGAGGTCGAAAGCCGTGATGCCGTCCAAGAGACGCCGCCCACAGCAGACCAATTGACCATTTCTCGGCTTGTGGAATTGCTTGACAAAAGCGAGCGGCGCAACGAGAAATTGGAAGCGGAAATTGAGCGGTTGAAAGCCGAACTTTCGACCCTAAAATAGGTCGCTTGCAAGTACGCTTGCAAGTAACAAGGAGCGAGATTATAACTTATATATTAACAGGCGATTTCAGTACTATTACAAATCCCTGGGGGGCGTGGGGTCGCTAGTTCGAATCTAGTCATCCCGACTGACAAAAGAAAAGGTTGGTAAATAGGCAGTTAAGCCATTTACCGACCTTTCTTTTTACCAAAAATAGGGGCAAAATGCCGTAAAAAAAAAGGACTGAAACGCACATTTTTTCAACCTTTTTCAACCTTTTTCCCTCTTTACCTTGTACATTACCTTGTACGTACAAGGTTCGGGATTGGAAAAGTTGAGCGAATTGCGGAGTAGGTCGGAATGAATTTTATGGCAAAAGCAAAATTCTTTCTCGACACACGGCGAAGCAAGCCGGGGTCGCCATCGGTCTTGAAGGTGGCAATCGGTCACCGCGACAAGACTTCGTACATTTCACTGACTGCACGGCTGCTCCCCGAGCAGTGGGATGCAGAGCACTCACTGGTGATCAACCACCCGGAGCAGCAGTTGCTGAACATCTATATTATGGGTGTAAAGCAGCAAGTTGACCGAACCATCTTTATCCTTGCCGACAATGGCAGTCTTCAATCTATGACTGCCAATGACATCAAGCTGGAGATTGAGCGCAAACTCAATCCCGAAAAAGTCGAGGAAATGGAGCAAAAGCAACGTAGCAAGAACCTGTTCGCTGCACGTTACTTGAAGTTCACGGAGAGCAAGATAGGCAGCACTCACCGCATTTATATGGAAACATACAAGCGTATGTTAGAGTTCGCCGGTGAGAAGCTGAATAGCCTTGCTTTTGAGGACATTACAAAGGAATGGATTATCAGTTTTTATAACTACATGGCTCCACAGTCACCGTCACGCAATGCCCGCAACATCCACCTGCGGAACATTCGCGCCGTGTTTAACGAAGCGATTGACGATGAGGTGACTACGTTCTATCCTTTCCGCCGTTTCCAGATTAAGAATGAGGCTACCCGCAAGCGTAACCTCAAAGTTGAGGACTTCCGCAAGTTCATCAACTTTCCCTGCGAGGAGCACGCTCAAAAGTACCTTGACATGTTCAAGCTGATGTTCATGCTTCTGGGCATTAACATCGTTGACTTGTGCAACCTCAAAGAAATTGATAGTGAGGGGCGTATCAATAAAGGCAAGGAGCACAAGAAATACGAGTTCGGACGACAAACCAGCCGCAGGTCTGCCTATGCGCCCTTTTGTTGCACTTTGGGTCGGGCGGGGGAAAGAAAAGGCTCACCGATTGGCGAGCCTTTAAGGATGCGGTGTGTGAAATGTTATTTCACAACGAACTTTTTGCCGTCTTGGATGACGATGCCCTTGTAGTCATCGCCAACGGGCTGACCCATGAGGTTGTAGCGCTGGCCGCTGCGGGGCTGCGCTGCGTTGAGGTCTTGGACACCAGTAACGGTGGCCTCCTTGAACGTGGCGTTCACGTAAACGGGAGCAGCCGGCATCTCGAAGGTGAAGGTGTTCAGATCGGTGCCAGGGATAATGTCCACTGAGCCGCCACGCAGACGTATCAGTGCGCCGCTTGGCTCGGCCTCGGGGCTGAAAGTCACGGTGAGCGTTTCAATCTCATAGCCGTTGTCGGGGGTGACGGTCAGCGTCACGGTCTCGCCGATGGAGGCGGCCTCCTTGTTGCTGGTCACGGTGCCGTGCTCAAACGATTCGGGCACATTGATGGCTAACAGCGGCGACACCACGGTCAGGTGAATGAGGGATGCATTAAAATTACTAACAAAGGTAACAACGCTGTAGGTGACTCCAGCCTCAAGCGTGGCTGTGAATTCCAAGTCTTCACCTTGCGATTCTTCATGATTAAGAATATCCTCTCCAAGCAACACCCCAACTCCAGGCAAGAGCGAAGCGTCGCCAGTGGTGCGGAAAGTGTACTCACCGCTCACCGGAGGGGTGAAGGGATACATAAAGTCTACGCCACACGGAGCGTAAATCTCATTCTCGCCTACCGTGATAGGAGCGATGTCGTACTTGGCCACGTTCAGGATGCCGCTGCTGTCGCCCTGTGGAAGCATAGTTACAACCGAATAGGTTACACCCGCCTCAAGCATGGCGGCCGCACAGGGTGTTTGCTCCGGTTCTTGGGGCATGCCCATCGATATCTTCTCTCCTTCTTCATCCAATGCAACAAGGAACATAGCCTCATCGTCACCATTCAACGTGAAGATGTAGGCACCGCTCTCGGTGGGCGTAAAGAAATAGACTGTGGGTTCGTTGACCAAAGCCACCTCGTTGTCGCCCATTTGGAGCACGTTGTCATCGCCAACCGGCGACCCTCCATCCTCCGACACGTTCAGGTGGATGAAAGCGCCATGGCTGGTACCTACACGCACTCTAAAGGCGTAGGCGACTCCTGCCTGAAGCGTGACGGTTATATTTATGTCTGTTTGATTAGGTACACAGTAATCTATCACGTCATCTCCAAGCATCACCGCCGCTGCGGGATTCAATGCAGCAAAGCCAGAGGTGCTGAAGGTGTACTCACCGCTCTCTTCGGGAATAAAGGGATAGTAGAATTCATTACCATTCGGAGCGTAAATCTCATTATCACCCACCGTGATGGGAGCGAGTTCATACTTGGAGATGTTCAGGATGGGAGCAACGTCGTTGCTTCCATAGACATTAGCAATAGCCATAACCCCATAGGTGACATTCGCGTCGAGCATAACGCCCGATGAGAGCGTTTCTAACGGTGGTGCATAGCCCATTGCAATCATATCGTTTCCCGAAGATATCTGTACCACCGCATCCACGTCACAATCCATCGTGAAGATGTAGGCTCCGCTCTCGGTGGGCGTAAAGGCATAACTAATCATGTCGACAACATTCACCTCGTTGTCGCCCAGTTGCAGGGTTGGCATCTCGCCCGACCCGCTGATGGTGACATCGGCGGCCGGCATGGTGAAGGAGTAAACGCTGCCTGACTCTGTGATTTCGACAGGCTCGCCATTGGCGGTCGCGGTGAGGCTGTTGATGGTCACGCCCGCGTTAGCCGTCAGTTTCACATTCTCCCCCTCGAAAGCCACGTATGGCAGTGGTCTCAACATATTCAGGAGGCCGGCGCTCGCGGCGTCGGTGCTGACGAGATAACCCTTGCTCACGACGACATTCGCATCGCCGGATTCACCTTCAAGATACGCACGTAAACGCAATTTGTACGTTAGCCCGGCCTCCAGCTTCTGTGTCCAAGCAAGGTGGCCGACATAAGTGTTCGTCGCCTCGTCTAGTTCGGATAGGGCATCAGCATAGTCTGGGCTATCCATGTTGATTGCAAAATCTAGTTTCACATCCGACGTACCGACGAACACATAGTAGTCGGTCTCCTCGGGAGTAAACGACAGATAGACGCCATCGTTAGTGATGGTGAACGGGCCGTTGTCGCCCACCTGGAGCGGCGTGAAGTCCTGTGCCCACACCGTGGCGGTGGTGAGCAGTGCGAAAAGAAATAGTAATACTTTTTTCATACGCTTAAAAAATATAGTTAATAATATCGTTAACCTGTTGGATGAATTAAATTTGTAAATTATTGATGTTAAGATAGTTGCACATCCTGTTGAATTTTAGTAACTTAGTGGTGTCTAATCAAATAAGTAGAATATTCGTAGATATGTGCAACTTTGTCGCAAAGTTCGGAAAAATTCTTGAGATCTGCAAGAAATTTGCAGGAAATCAAGTAAATTAGAAAGGAAATGCCCCTCGTTGCGGTGTCGTATCCACTTTCTCCGATGTGGAGGTGGTGGCTCTTTCCATCACCGCAGAGGCAATGAGTATTGACAGTGAGAATTATCTCTTCAAGAGGCTGAACACGGAATGTCCTGGAGCCATTCCCAATCTGATTACCCGTCGGCAGTACAACCAACGCTGCAAGAAAACCATGAAGCTTGGTGAAAATATCCGTCAGTCCATAGCTAAGGCGGAAAAACAAAATGAAAGTCCTCGTCGCCGTGGCGCGCAAACTGCTCATCGCCGTGTGGCACGTGCTGCACGACCAGACCGACTACAGGGACTTCGACCCGGATCGATCGCTGTCCGACAACAACGGATAGCACACGATATACCGTACATGGAAAGGCTATTATCTTTGTGGTGGTCTTGACCCCGTCTGCAAATTAACCGACAACATGGACGGCGATGAAAACCAGTCTATAGCTTCGAGCTCGAAGAGGAAAGTACCAATTTTTATTTCTCAAGCGCGGCTTTATCAATACTGTCGCGGGGCATAGACTTGCGCGGTGGCATTCATACAACATTGTTTTTTGAACAATAACGGGACAATTTGCGCAACTTTTATAGAGGAAAGATACGAAAAGTTTCTTGTTCATTATGGCATGGACAAGCCATAAACTGATAGAATGATTTTGTTCATTACATTTTCCAGAGGAGCGCTCCCCTTTTTTGCGCCGTTCAACGCCTTTAGACGCCTTTCAACGCCTCATCGGCTTGCAGGAAAACGCTGTACATCAGGTGTCAGGAGGTTTTTAAAGGTTTTGGGAGGCGCAAACTTGGCTTCTATCAGGCGCACAATAGAAACAAAAACCCGCTGCATCCCAGCGGGTTTTATGCGTTAATTTAGGGTCATGAATTGAAACTGAAACTGTTATCGATGATTGTCTATTACATCAAGAGAACCTTCCACTTTTTCTTCTTCGGGTTTAGTCTTTATCGATGAATTTATTGATCTGTTCTTGAATGTTCGGAGCTAATGGGGGTATCTTTTTGTTTTTCTCAAATCGGCGCAGTTCGTCGATGTTCATGTCCACCTGGTTATCCTTGCGCTGTTGCTTGTATTCTTTTTTGTCGATGTAGGCGTAATCGGTGGCATAGGACTGCACTTGGATGAGGTATTCTGTGCCTGAATGTCTGTGCCGTCCAATAACAGTGAGTTGTGACATCACGAAGTCGTCGGTTCTTGAGTTTCCGACCGAGTCGGTGCGATAGACCTGATAAATAGTGGTCGAAGTGCGCTGTTGTTTGACGGTGTCGGGGACAAACGTTTTACCCTTTTTAGCGGCTTTTTCCTGTTTCTCCTTGTTCTTGATGTGATTACGGTAGGTACTTAAATTGAAAGACACCGTGCGAGTGCGCTCCTCTGCGTTCCAGTAGATGTAACCCAGTTGACAAATGCTGTCGGCAATGATCTGTCGCCCATTGCCAGCGTCGGTCAGGGTGATACTGCCCTTCTGTTGCAGTCCACGTATTTTATCATAATATGATTCTTCGGGCAATCTTGCGAATTGGTCATACTGTCCTGATGTGCTGCTGTAGAGGGCGCGCCAAAACCCGCTTTGCGCCTTTGAAAGGTGGCGTGACTTAGCGGACACCTCTTTCTTTGCGATATTATAGGCGTTGTCAATAACGCCGGCGCGGTAGTAGATGGGACCATCGTCATCGATATAGACATCGCGGAAGTAGGTCTGGCAATAGAGTAGATCCTTGGGCTTTACCACGACCTCGGACAGGTCATAACCGGCCTCGTCAAGGGTAATTCGGCCGTCTGTGATGTCAGCTATGGCGATCGTTAGGGGCTTATAGGCCACTTGCGACAAATGGATAGTGGTGTTTTCGCCAACACTCTCAAGCCAACCGTCAATATCGGTACTTGCAATGAATTTGCCTTGGGTGGTTGTAACTGTTACATAGGGGATTGGCATTCCATCGCCATCCACCACTTGGATGCGCTGCGCATGCAATGGTATTACGCATAGCAGCATTAGGCAGGTAATAAGAATCGTTTTCTTCATCATCATGAAAACTTGTCAATAACTATGTGTAAATAAATCCGTTAAAGTATACCAGTTTGTAAGCACTGCAAAGATAGTGATTATTTTTCTACTTGCGTTTACTTTTAGGGGATTTGTTGTTCATTAGGCGTTGGTAGTCGTCCTGCGCTTGCTTAATGCCGTGGTCGCCGGTCACTTTCCACTCATACTTATTTGCGGAAGCGTTCCATCGGGCGCAGTTCAGCAAGTTGCCGCTATAGTTGTTCACCCACGGTAGCGCCGTATAGTCCTGCCAGCGTGCCCACATTTGGGCAGGAGTCATATAGACCGCATCCTCCCATCCGGGGCGAGGTCCCGACATAGCACCCGATGAGATATTGTCGGGGTGAATGTGTGGCCACTCGCCCAAATCCAGCTCGTCGATGTAGGTCTCATCGAAGTGCGGATAGAAGTTCTGATACGAGCGTTTCTCCCGGAACTGCACCTTGACGCTTTCGTTGGTGATGTCGGTGATAACTACGGCACCCACCTTTCGGAACTTGGTGTCTTGCAGAACGGCATTGAAAAAGATTTTGTCTGTGTCAATATCTTTTCGTGTGAGGTGTCCGAACACTGCGATGTTCTGCGGACACTCGGCACTTTTTCGATTAAGCGAGTGCAATGCAAGCTTGCTTGGACATTGCCGAGCGTGAGAAAAATATCCAACGGGCAGTTCAATTTCCATGCTGTAATCGTCCGCGTCTGTAAAGGCACGGTTCTCGGAAAATCGGTGCAAGGCGAGTGCAATGAAGCTTGCTTCGATTGCCGAGCCGCAGCCCGATTTATTTAAACGTATTCGATTGACGAGCCTTTCTTCAGTGCGACCTGCGCTCCGTCTATTGCCAGTGATATAGCCATATCAATACGCCTTACGGCGTGGTTTATAGTGTATTGTTTATAGTTTATAGACTGCTGCCGAACACGACAAAAGCGGTTGATTTACTGCAAAAGTAAACCAACCGCTTTAGCTATTAAAAGACGTTGTTATATCAGTTGTTGTCTATTTTGCTGTCTTTCTTGAAACGAGCAATTTCCTCTTGGGAGTCGGTCTTATACCAAACCATTTCGGACTTTGTGAGTTTATTGATGTCACACTCAATAAATATCTTGGTTTTCCCATCATGTTCCATTCCGGTGAAGATGTTCATGTGTGCTGTTTCACCAACTCGATAATGTAGGTCTGTAACCGTCCATCCTTCATCTGGCCAATTTGATTCATAAAGCTCAATTCGCCCGGAATAAGAAGTTTCTGGATAGAACACGTATTTAACTACACTCACGTCTTGTATTCTACTATCGAACACTTGTGTCCAAATGCCCTCAAGTTTGCTTGAGTCAAAACTCTTGACATCATCATCGCCGCATGATGTTGTTGCGAGAAGTGTAATTGATAAAACGATGAAATAAAGATACTTAAACATTCTCATAACTTGAAGATATTTTTTATTACTTGTAAAATCCAATCAATCTGTTTTTATTGATTAGCTTTGAACATGATATGCATATAGTGCCCATTCTCATAGCCGAAGCGTTGTATGAGAGTTGAACCGTCGTAGATAGCCTCCAGCTGCAGGGTTATGCCGTTTTCGGCAAGTGAACAGAACGCTTTCGGCTGTTTCAGCTCGTCCTGCGTAAACTTGTAATACTGGCTGTTGTTATTAAACACTATGCGGATGTGGTGCTCAGTGCCGTCGTAGTTCAAGTTCAGTGGCATGACATTAGGGATGAAAGCCCATTTTACGTGAGAGTAGTCTGTGTCGTAGTCGAAGCCATAGCGGGCAGTGATGGCCTGCGGAGAAATCTCGGCAAGTGCATGGCTGAGTTCTTCGTCAGCATCCACAACCTTTGAAATCAGCGATACGGGAAAGTTTTGAAAGAAAACATGCAGCATCTTGCTGTCTGACACATTGACCTGTACGCCGTCGAAGGTTTCGCTATGGGCTATGGTCATAGGTCGACCAGCCTCGTCCGTTCCTTCGATGCAATCCTTGTTTTTGTAGATAATGACATACCGGCCAGGGTATTCGCCCGAAATGTTCTGCGCATAGGTTTCCTTTTGTTTGCCAGTCAACTGCTTCACAACATCGTCTTCGTTGCTGCAAGATGCGAGAGAGAGCAATGTGAACAATAGCAGGATAACGCCTAAAAACTTTATTTTTCTCATATCTTTATTTTTATAATTATTACAGTTTAGTAAACGAATTAAAAGCAATGATGTTATATCAAGTGAAGATTTTTAACTATTATTATATTCGGTAGGATTACCTGCGCTTGTTCTTCGGACTTTTGTTATTCATCAGCCGTTGGTAGTCATCTTGGGCTTGCTTGATACCGAGATCGCCGGTCACGGTGTTCACGGTGACGAATGGTTCGTTGAGCCTTTCGTTCAAGCGAGCAATAGTCTCACGCAGGGCATTGTTCTCCTGAACAATGACAGTCGGGGTCTGTGACTGCGCCAGCACTGCGGGAGCAGTGATCGTGCGCGACACATCGGTTTGCCGTAGGCTGCCGATAGTGTTAGTGCGCTGCGCATAGTCCAGTGCCTCAATCAACGGGCGAGCCACCGGCGATGCGAGCAGTTTCTGCGAAGCCACCCATTCCCCTGCGTGAACCACACCTGCCACCTCATCGACCCGCCCGGGACGGGTGAAGCCACCCTCGGCGTAGCCCTGCGCCAGAGATGCCTGTTGCTGCTTCTTGATGGCGGCCACCTGCGTCATACCTGCGGCAACAGCCATAGCCGCCGCAATCGGGGCGATGACGTAGCCCACCACAGGGATTGCCGCCGCCGATGAGTAGGCGTTGAGCGCCGCCGTTGCCGTTTGCGCCACGGCTCCCCTACGGCCACTCTGCATTCCTCCTTTAGGGGGTTAGGGGGACAACGCGGGTTAGTGGGACTAGAACCGAGGATGACCAAACGAAGCCTGGCCACACTTCGCAGTGCAGCCAGGCTTGCTGATGATTAAAAATATTACTATTTCATTGACCGTTGGCTATTAGCTTATAGCTTACTGCTTATCGCATTCAATAAACGGCCTTGGTGCTGTTGACCTTGCCGTCGGTGTAGCGAGTGACCACAATGTTGAGGCCCTCGAAGGGCTTGTTGCTGCTCATGCCTGCAGCGTTGTAGTAGGTCACGGCACCCACCTTTCGGAACTTGGTGTCTTGCAGAACGGCATTGAAAAAGATTTTGTCTGTGTCAATATCTTTTCGTGTGAGGTGTCCGAACACAGCGATGTTCTGTGGACACTCGGCACTTTTTCGATTAAGCGAGTGCAATGCAAGCTTGCTTGGACATTGCCGAGCGTGAGAAAAATATCCAACGGGCAGCTCAATCTCCAGCGAGTAGTCATCGGCGTCGGTAAAGATACGGTTCTCGGAAAATCGGTGCAAGGCGAGTGCAATGAAGCTTGCTTCGATTGCCGAGCCGCAGCCCGATTTATTTAAACGTATTCGATTGCCGAGCCTTTCTTCAGCGCGACCTGCGCTCCGTCTATGATAAGTGATATTGCCATAAGTTAAGCGGTTGATTTACCGCAAAGATAAATCAACCGCTTTATGGTGTAAAAGACGATACCGATAAATTGGAATTTATTGGTCAAGCGGATAGGGGAAAGTATAATGTTCAATTCCAAAAGCGCGAAATTCACCATTGATAAAAGATACTTTCCAAGGATGGTAAGCCTTCAACAGTTGAGTCATTTCTTCGGCAAGTTGCTGATTGTCGCCGGGCTGGAGGACCTTAACTTCACATTCTACAAGATTGCCGTGCATGTCAACTCGTGCTTGTCGGATATTGAATATGATGCGTTTGACATTGGCGAGTTCGGGATACTTTTCTGTTTTCAAAGGAAATAA